TCAATCTTTGTTTATAGTAAAAGGGACTATAAACAAAAACCGCCCAACCCTAGTATTCATGGGGTTTGGCGGTTCTTTTTTTATTGATTGAGTTCAAAATGAGTTCAAAAAATTAAAATTTGCTATTTTTGGGCAATTTATCCACAGTTAGGCTCTCTAATTTGTCGACAGCTTTTCTATTAGCTTCAGGCATCATGTGAGCATAAAATTTGAAGGTTGTGTTTGTATCTGCGTGACCAATCTGTTCAGCGACTGCCAAAATATCTCCTGTAGTTGCGTAAAGCATGGAAGCATAGCTGTGCCGGAGAATATGAGGACTAATTCTTGGCAAGCCTAACTTAATGCAGTGATAGCGCATATATGTTCTGATAGCCGTCGGCTTTATGCCGTCAAAGATATAATCTTCGGCTTTGACCTTGTAAAGGGTGCTTATGTAGTCCATTATTTGATGATAGAGGTATTTCGGTATCTCAACATCACGAACGGAGCTTCTTGTCTTGGTTGTGCTGATGACGTATTCGTCTTTATTGTTTATCCTCATGAGTGATTTGTCGACGTGAATTTTATATGGAGATATATCCTCGATCTTTAGTGCCAAAACTTCACCTATTCGCAAGCCTGCCCAAAAAATAATATTGAACAGCACTCTATGTGAAGCTATCTCAATGTCATCATAGAAAACTTTATACTGCTCAACTGTCCATAACTTTGCACGTGTATCGTTTGAATATGGCTTTACCCTGTCAGTAAGAGTGACAGGGTTATTTTTTGTCCCGAAGTTTCTTTTTGAGAATTCAAATACCTGGTTCAGTTCTGAGCGAATGCGGTTTAACAGTCTGCTTGAAAGACGTTCTTTTTCTGATTTTTCGTTTTGAAGTGCAAGCCAGCGCATAACTTGAAGCGGAGTAACTTTATCGACGTTCATGTTTTCAAAGAAGGGGAGAACGTAATATTCCAATGCCTGGATTTTTCCGTCAACTGTCGATTGCTTTAATTCTCCTAGCTTTAGTTTGCTGTCCAGCTCTTGCTGGTATGCTGCAATAACTTCGCTGAATTTCGGATCATGCGTATGAGTTTTGTTTCTCATGTCGCTTTCGTATTTTTCAGCATCACGCTTTTTATCAAAACCTCTTTTGGTTGTATGTTTTCTTACGCCTTGCCAATCTTTATACCAAAAAGCGCAGTCCCATTTTCCTGTTTTCGGATTTTTTGTTACTGTCATGTTTTGTAGCTCCTTTCATGTAATTTTTGCCAAAAAATGCAAAAAATTCTCTTTAGTATTTAGCTTATAAGCGACTTTTCAAGGCTTCTACTTATATTTATATTAGTAAAAATTAAATGCTCATATAAGCTAAATATGAAGCTCTGATAAGATTTTTAATTTATAAAAATAGTGATATAAACTGTATAAAAACACTGGCTTGAAAAGCAACCTGGAAATTTTATGTTTAGACTGTTTTTCAAGCCTTTTTTATTTCAAAAAGCACAAAAGCAGGCTTTACGCCTGCTAGTGATTGTTTTAACAGGCTAGGGGAATAGTCTGTTACTTTAAATTGAATTGGTGAATTAATTCTGCCTTATTATTTTCAAAAATTATACTAACCCTGGAATCATTAAGCTCCCATTCCCATGTATTAAGGGTGTGAAGTCCGTAGCTAAGCTGAGATGAACTTGAGCTTTTTAAAACGCCGGGCATCTTGAATGTTTCAGCAACTTTCTGATATGTATCTCCCTTATGGATTTTTTGGAAGTTGGCTAATGTTAATTCATAAGTGCCTTTCCCGGTAGTGATTTTAGAATATTCGTTGTCATATTCTAATTTAGTGTTAAACAAGCTCATTGTTACGTTTGCGAAATCTTGCTGCCAGTTTTGCTCTTTTAGATTCTGCTTATCGTTGAGCATTATTAGCAAATTTAAAAATTCTAGCGAGTTTTTATCTTGCTGCTGAATCAGCTCCGCAAGATGTTTGTTTTTGTCTTGAACTTTTTCAGCTTGAATTTTTTTGTATGCATCTTCTAATTTCGGCTTGTATTCTTCTGCTAGTTTAGCTGCTTCTGCATCCTTTTTATCTTCCGGTAATTCGTTATGAATTTTTTTCAATTTAGGAACAAAATTATCGTTCCAAATCACTCTTGTAGCCAGCGTGTGGTCTTTATGCAACCGTTCTGCTTCTTCTTTAGCTGAAGGACCACCGCAGGCAACAGTGAGCAAACAAAGTGCTAACAGCATGAATACTGTGAATTTTTTCATTGTATAACCTCTTTTCCGTACACGAAAAAGAGGACGGACATATGCGCCCTCTTATCGCTGTAGTTCTTCTACAAAATGGCTCCCTAAAGAGAATCCCCCTAACATCAAGTTGAATCATTAAGTCCGCATTTTACAGTTTCAGCTTGTTTTTTTGCAACCAGTTGGTTGGCAATTTCTATGCAGAGTAGCAGAAAATACACATGCTCTGTTGGTAATTGTCGAATCAGCTGTGCATACTCGTTAGTGGTATGACATCGACTTCGTTTTAACCTCCTTCCTTTAGATTGCAAGGTATTATGCCATGCTGGCGAAGGGGAAGTCAGGCCTTGCCTTTGCCTTGCAACAGCCCTTTTATAATTTGCTCGATAGCCATCTTTTGGGTGTCATCGAGTTTCTGAATTTGTTTAGCAATCTCAATAGCCTGTTCGTCGAGAAGCTGGGCGTTGAGCTGCTGCTTTACTGCTTCGGTGTCTATGCCGAGGTCATGAGCTTGCTGCTTCGTTATACCTAGAGCATATTCAGTGTCATCATAAAAATATGCAACAGGAACATTAAAGTAATTCGCGATAGCTTGAATGGTTTTAGCTTGCGGTGTGTATTTGCCTTGCTTCCAATAAGTTAAGCTTGGTGCACTAATGCCTGTTTCTTTTGCTAATCTCGAAGCACTGATACCGTGTTGTTTCAGCAGTAATGCAAGTTTTTCGTACATGTAAAACTCTCCAAAAAATCCTAAAAAAATTTCATTAAACTACTTTACATAAACGCTTTAAAGTAGTATAATAATTATAGTAAATTAATACTTGAATTAAAGCACTTTAAATCAGTGCTAGTATTAAATTACTTTAATACAATTCTATCATAGTAGATTATTTTATGCAAGGAAAGGAGCGAAAAATGTATAGTAAATTCGAGAAATTAATGCTCGAAAAGGGTTTGTCGGCTAATAGGATTGCTAAAGAGGCAGGAATTAACGCTCCGTCGCTTACCTATTGGAAACAAGGCAAATATACTCCGAGTTTAAAGACATTGCAAAAACTTGCCGAATACTTCGGCGTAAGCGTTGATTACTTTTTAGAAGCGTAAAGGAGTGATGCTATGGAAATAAAAAACGGTTTAATGACTTTCGACCCACGTTCTGCTGTAAAGCCTATCATACAAATACTGCATGATAAAGGCATACCAATAGCTGGCATTTCGCAAGTATTTGAGCTGGTTATGAAAGATGCTATAAGTCATACAGTCCCTTATGATGTTCAGCAATTTAACAAAGACCATTGATGAAATTGCGCAAAGGAGAGATGAAGATGAAAAAGGTATTGCAAATCTGTGTATGCATTATCTTTGCATGGTGTTGCTTAAGCTTGATTGGCGGATTTTCGGACAGCCAGGTGCAAAGGCATACAATTACGCACATTGTACAAGAAGGCGAAACCATGTATGGAATCGCTGACAAGTATTTCCTGCTTAACAAAACAAGGATTTGTTTTGACGAGTTTTGGTACAACGTATCCGAAGATAATAAGCACCTGACCGCCAACCGCCGTTATCTCCAGCCTGGAGATGTAGTCACTGTTAATTACTACACAGTGAAAGAACAATGATAGCAGGGCATAAAGCCTTCTCGCTATACATTAATTGTAACAGAAAGGAGTTGAGCGTTATGGCAGAAAGTAAAGCTAACATCTATAAGACAGCTAGAGAATACGCAAGAATTAGCCGCGTTGATGCTGCGGAATCCTTTGCTATATCTGCTAGTTGTCTTAAGGATTACGAAACCGACGTGCGTGGTGTTCCGGATGTTACTGCATTGCAAATGTCTCGGTTGTATCGTACACCTTGGTTAAGGGTTCAGCACTTGCAAAGAAATGTAGTGTTTTGCGACGTTTTTGGACTTATCCCTCCGGCTGACGATTTAGCGGTAAATATGTTGAGGGCGCAAAAAGAAGTCGGTGAAGTGGTTGAGTTGTTTCCGCAAATGGTAGCGAAAACAGTACAAAAAAAGCACCTCGGCGACAGTCTTTTAAAAGAATGCCGGGAAGGTGCACAGGCTTTGCTTGTATTGATTGGAATTGAAGATGAACAAAAAGAAAAGACCCCCCACGCTAATAGAGAGCCTTTAACCTATAAATAAAGTCGAAAGGAAATCGGTTTAAAAAATAGGTCATATATAGTATAGCATACGGAAAAGAGGTTGTCAAACATGGAAAGCAGATTCTACACAGCTAAAGACATTGCCAACCTTTTAGGCGTAGGCGTTGGAAAAGGCTACTCGCTTATAAGGGAATGGAACAAAGAGCTTCAGTTAAAAGGCTATACAACTGCACAAGGCAGAGTGGTTAAAGCCTATGCTGATTTAAAGCTTGGTTTCGGAATTCAAAAGGAGGATGTATATGGTAACTAATGAACAGGTTAACGCCGTGTTAGCTCGCAGCGGACTTAGCATGGAAGGATTTGAAGCTTTTAGAAAAAGAAAGCATGGTGAGCATAAGCAGACGAAAGAGAGCTGGTTGAAAGACTTTAAGACTTGCTCACACTGTACCAGGGATGGCAAATGTAAGTATCAACACTTCGGATACCACCAGGAAAAACAGGCTGTGCGTGAAGGTGATGTGTTAAGCTATAACGTTAACAGCTTGTCGGTAAATATGCAAACATATCCTAAAGTTGGCAGTTATCGCGAATGCTGTCACTGGGATGCTGAAACAACTCTTAAGCTTCACAGCAAACTCGAAGAGCTGGTTAAGGAAGGAAAGGTGATTTAAATGGAAATGAGCGAGAAAATCGACGCTTTGGCTGAAGCCTTAGCAAAGGCTCAGGGCGAAATGAAAAATGCTGTTAAAGGCTGTGACAATCCGTTTTTTAAAAGCAAATATGCGGATTTAGCGGAATGCCTGAACGTAGCACGTGAGCCGCTTAGCAAGAACGGCTTAAGCATATTCCAGGCTAACGAAGGAATTGTAGAAAGCAGTAAACTTGCTGTCACTACAATGATCATGCATAGCAGCGGTCAGTTTATTAAAGTTACTAGCAGTTATCCTATTCAGAAAAATGATGCCCAGGGTTTTGGCAGTACACTGACATATGCTAGAAGATATAGCCTTGCAGCAGCTCTTGGACTTGCGCAAGAGGACGATGACGGAAATTCAGCTTGTGCACCGGAACCGAAGCAAGATTTTAAAGCCAAAAACACAGAGCAAAAGCCTAAAGCTCAACCGCAAGCTACCGGGGATAAATTTGTTAAGATTACCCCTCAAGGTGACATTGTTGTAACTGTTGCTAATGGTCACGATAAGAACGGCAGACCGCTTGCTGCATACAAAAACATTAAGGACTTGACTATTGAGGAGCTTGAAAAAATGGTTACAATTCCTCAATATGCGCTTGCTCATACAGCTATTAAGACCTTACTTGAAGAAATGGGGCAGACAGCATGAGTAAGAAAAGTATTCTACAATCAGAAAAAGAGTGCTTTATGTGTGGTACAACACGTAACCTTGAACGTCATCATGTGATATTCGGAAGAGCCGGAAGAAAGATTTCCGACAAGCTTGGTTTAACGATCTGGTTATGTTACGAACATCATAAAGGCAAGCTCGGACCTCATTTGGACAGTGAAACAGACTTGCGGTTAAGGCGATTTGCTCAAACCTGCTATGAAGATAAACATAGCAGGGACGAGTGGATAGAGAAAATAGGGAGAAATTATCTATGAGAAAGAAAGCACTTATGAAATATGTAAGGTTACTTAGACGGCAACCATTATGGAAGAAGTTATTTTAGGAGGGCGGCATGGAGAGCTGGTTTAAGGTTAGCGCCGATGTATTCGACAGTGAAAAAATAAAGATACTTCGTGCTGATACGAAGATTGGTGATAGCCTGGCATTAATGTGGTTCTTCCTGTTAGCTTTAGCTCGTAAAAAAAATGATGGTGGTTATGTATACGCTACCGAAGGTGTAGCGTATACACCTAAAACCTTAGCTGCTGTTGGTGGATTTAAGCCTAAAATTGCAGAAGCTGCATTAGAAGTATTTCAGCAGTACAACATGATAGATATAGAGGATAACGGCTATATCTATATTGTAGGCTGGAGTGAGTATCAGAACGCCGAAGAGCTTTCAAAGCTTAAGGAGCGTGAACGCTGCAAGGAAGCAATGAGAGCTAAAAGACAGCGTGAGAAGCAATCCAAAACGTGTAACAACGATGTAACAAACACAGATGTTACGGAATGTTACGAAGATGTTACGTGTAACAAAAGCGTAACAAGTCAAGATGTTACACGTAACAACGATGTAACAAACACAGATGTTACGGATAAGAATAAGAGTAAGAATAAGAAAGAGAATAAGAGTAAGAGTAACAACAACAACTTTAGTAGTGGTTGTTACGATAAAAATGCTGCCGTTACGTGTAACAGTTATGAAAATGTTACGAGCGATAATAATCCTGTTGCCTTTTGGAATCAAAATGTTACGCCGATAACACCATATATTGCAGAGCGATTACAGGCTATTTCTAAGGAGCACGGCGAGCTGATAGCCATGCAGGCGGTTACGATAACAGCGCAGCAAGGCAAGAAGTCAATAGCCTATTGTGAGGGAGTTGCAAGAAACCTTGCGAGCGGTGACAATCAAAAGCCAAAGAAACCGCCGGATGATTTTAAACCGCCGGATGACCAAACAGACCTGGACAAATATTTTTAGTGAGGTGATAGCATGAATGCGAATGATGTTCAGAATTCGATTACGCTTGCTGTAAATCACATTGCTAAAAATGCTTCACAGCTTAATAAGCAAAACGAAAATGATTATTACGAAAACGGATTGCTTATGTGTGGTAAATGCCATACGCCGAAGCAATGCAGAGGTTTCTTGTTTGGCGTTGAACGAACTGTAACCTGTATCTGCAAGTGCAGAGCGGAAGAGCTTCAGGCAGAGCGTGAACGTGAGGAACATGAAAAGCGACTTGCTAGGGTACAAGAGCTTAGAAAAGCTGGCTTCCCGGAGCGTGAGCTTCAGTCACAGACTTTCAGCCATGATGACGGCGCAGATGAGCGGACGATGCGAGCAATGAAGAATTTTGTTGAGCACTACGATGATTTTCGCAGGATGCATAAAGGATTGCTGCTTTACGGAAATTCCGGGAGCGGAAAGACGTTCGCCGCTGCGTGTGTTGTCAATGCATTGATTGATAAAGGTGTAGCTTGCTTAATGACTAATTTCGGCAGAGTGTTCAATACCTTGTGGGGAACGGAACAAAAGCAAGCATATCTTGACGGATTTAATCAATTTGAGTTGTTAGTGCTTGACGATTTAGGAGCAGAACGGCGCACGGAGTTTGCTCAGGAGCTGGTGTTCCAGATCATCGACAGCCGTTGCCGGAGCGGATTGCCTACAATCATTACAACAAATTTGCCGATTGACGCAATCAAAAAGCCGCAGACGATAACGGAAACAAGAATCTATGACCGCATTTTGCAGATGTGCCACCCGGTAGAAGTTACACACGCAAGCAGACGCAGAAAGAAGGTTGCAGAAGGCTTTGCTGCTACCAACAAGTTATTAGGATTATAGGAGGGAATTATGGACGCTAAAGAGCTTACGAGAATCACTGAAAGTGCAAATCGTGATAAAGATAAGAGATATTTTACGACAATAGTAAATTTCTATATCAATATGTATCATGACAGCGGTGAGGTTTATTATCTGCATAAAGCTATTGCCGAAATCAAAGCAAAAATCAAAAAAGAAGGCGGCGAAATTTTCTGCCAGGACAATCCGTTAAAGAGAAAGGAACAAAAAGCATGAACAAAATCGTTTTATTAGGCAGACTGACAAAAGACCCGGAGGTAAGATACACTTCTACAAGCAAGGTTGTTGCTCAGTTCACGCTTGCTGTGGACAGACCTTATTCGAAAGACAAGCAGCGTGAAGCGGATTTTATCCCTGTTGTTATTTGGGGTAAACAAGCTGAAATCTGTGGCAACTACCTTAGCAAGGGACAGCGTGTGTTAGTTGAAGGCAGACTGCAAATTCGCAATTATGAAGCTAAAGACGGTCAAAAGAAATATGTAACCGAGGTCATTGCGGAGCACTTTGAATTCATTGAGCGTAGAGAGCAAGGCGGCGAATCCCAACAGACACCGGGAGAAGAAAGCCAGGACTTCCAAGGTTTTGGCAGCACAGTACCTTTTAATGAGGAAATTCCGTTTTAAGCGAGGTGCAGCATGAAGATTAAAGACGAAGTTAACCGCTTGCGTAAGCTGGCGTGGACTGAAATCGAATTAAAGAAAGATGATTTCAAGAAGATTTGCAGTGAATATTGCTTTTTGTACAAAACGATATATCACCAGACCTACAATCCTAGCATGAAGCTGATTAGCACGTGGGGAAGAAGCAAGGTGTATGTTGATAAGCTTGAATACATTGATGTGCTTCAGGACTTAGCTTATCTGAGATACGCTTTCAGCAGAATGAAATTCAAGGGGTACAAGAAACATGAATCAGCTTAAAAGTATCATCGTGGGCAAGCGTAGCAAGGCAAGCGGTTCGTTCTTTGAAAAGATGATTGACGCAGGCTGCCAGTATTACGAGGAACATGGCATTGCGAAGATTGAGAAACAGAGCGAGCCTGTACATTATATCCGCCCTTATGGAGCGCATGGACAGTTCATAGCCAACTATGCAAAGAAAAGCGGTGTTGACTACAAAGGGACGCTGAGAGGTGGTTTAGCGGTGTGCTTTGAAGCGAAGCACACCGATGGCGATAAGATGCTGCGAAACAGACTTGAACCGCACCAGCTAGAATATCTTAAGGTTCACCACTTTTTAGGTGCAAGGTGCTTTATCCTGGTATCGTTCAATCTGACAGATTTTTATAATGTGCCGTTCCTTGTATGGGAGAATATGAAGTCGCTATATGGAAGGCAGTACCTGAAGCGTGACGATCTGGAAGAATACAGAATCAGTAATACAGGCAGAGTGCTAAAATTCCTGACTGTAACGGAGGGGCAACAGTGAAATATCTACTTGGAACAACAGCCGAAGGCAAGCAATGCTGCCCTCATTGCAAGCAGGAAAAAATAAAGCTTGTCTATTGTGCAAAAATTGTAGACAGAAAAGGTGCTGTAAAATGGGCGTTTAGATGCTCATCGTGCTATGGCACTATTTGGCTAAAGTAAAGCGAAAGGAAGTCGGTTTAATGCAGAATAAGGATTGGAGCTATCTGCTAGGGCAGAAAATAGGTATGCTGACAGTGCTTGAAATTTATCCTCCAGGCGTTATCAGTATCAGACCTAAAAAGAAGGCTTCTGTTGCAAGATGTGTTTGCGAATGCGGCACAGAATGTTACAGAGATGTATCTAACCTTGCCCGGCGACAAGGAATGAGCTGCGGTGGCAAGGAGTGCAAGCACAAAATCATGAGCCTTGCGCAAACTAGACGGCAGGCAACTAACAAAAGTAAGGCTATATCTCAAAAGCCTGCCGAAAATTTTTTGAAAGATACAGAGCCGATAATCACGAAAAAGCTAAAAAATAAATATGTTTGCCCTTTTCCGTTCCCCGGCTGCGTAAGAAGCGAGGTTTGCCACGTATGCTGCTGGGAATGTGATAAGGAATGTAAACAGTGCAGTAATAATCCGCAACTGTGCGGAGCAAGGAGATTAAGATGAGAAGTGTTAAAGAGATTTTAGCAAACGAAAAGTTTCAAGCCAACAAGAAAAATGATTTTACTTTTGAAGGCTTAGTATTGACGGGCTTCCTGCATCTGCCAGGAAGCAAAAAGAGCTTGCAGTGTGTTGTAGGTGTTGAGCCTGATCAGGACGGCAACCAATGGGAGCACGTAAGCGTAAAATTTTGCGGCACGACGAATAAAACGCCGTCATGGGAGGTTATGTGCCAGGTTAAAGACGTGTTCTGGCTTCCGGAAGAAGAAGTACATCAGATTCACCCAAAAGAAAGCGAGTATCTGCACGGCATAGGCGGGATATATGATGTTTTACATCTGTATCGTCCTGTAGGTGGCTGGAAGCAGAATCCGAATAGAGGTGAGAATAATGGCTGACTTTTCTTTAAAAACAAAGTTTTCCGTAGACGGAGAAAGGTACTTACTGTCTACAGTTAAATTGCCGTGGTGTTACAATTTATCTTATGAAACAATGCTTTTTAGATTGAATAGTGCGGATGAAATTATCTATAAAGATTTGTATTGTCAAAAATATTGTACGCAACAAGAAGCCGAAGCAGCACACAAATATTTGCTATTGTGTGTTGAGCACGGAGAAAGGTTTTGGGAAAATGACTAAAGCATTAAACGTAATTATCGACATGATCACTGTTATATTAATCATCGGCATACCTGCTATGTTTGGTGCTCTGCTAGGTGCTGCGATTGGGTGGTTAATATGGATGTGGTAAAGCGTAGACAGCAGGTATTAAAATATTATCGTTACTGCTTGCGTAAAGCACGTGAGCTGATGCGTAGCGAGTTAAGAAAATGTGAAGTTTTGGCAGGGAGAATAAAAAAATGACAACAAAAAGAGATTTAGACGGCATTTATTTTAGAGTTAAACGTAACAATCGTTTGGAAAGCGTTTGCTTCTCGGACTTGACCGACGAAGAAATGGACAAGGTGCTGGAAGGACATAGCGTTCAATGGCTCAAAAGCACTTGCAAAATCCTGGGACACACCATTAGATGTATCGGCGATGAGCTGGAGATTGTCGGCGGACGCAAGGAGGAGGAAGAATAAATGACTTTAGATGAATTTGCGGTAGTGGTGCTGATAATGGCGCTGCTCCCGGTGGCTATTATCCAATGGATGAGCTTAATCGTGGCGATTATTGAGAGATTTAAGGAGTAGGCTATGACAATTAGAGAGCTTTACGAATATGCTAATGCTAATGGTTTTGAAAATCTGCCGCTTCAATATGGCTTTGCCGACGATAATGGCATCTATTATCCAGATTATTTTGGTTTTGCTGATTTTGATTACAATCCCAACAATGTAACGATGGTGTTTTATGTTGCCGGAGATAAAGAACTAGCTAAAGGGTTGCAGAAAAACACAGGCTCTACAATGGAATATGTGGGAGCAGGAGATGATGCAGCTATGGGCGTATACAAATGCTCTCAATGCGGTTCTGAGGTGCAAAACTATGAATACTATGATTTTTGCCCTTGGTGTGGCAGAAAGATAAAGGAGTGGAAGTGATGAAAAAATATATTGTTTCCGGTAAAGTAACCGCTTTTATTTCGGTAGAACTAGAAGCAGAAAACGAAGAAGAACCCATTGAAAAGGCTTACGAAGAGTGTTCTGGGCCTATGAATTTCGTCGGCAATGGTGGATGCGACAAATTAATTGGAGTATGCAATACAGATAGTGCTGATGTTAGTATTGCATGTGATGATGAAGTTGAATACACCGAAGCAGAAGAAATTGAATAAATAAGGAGTGACAATAATGGCTAAAAATCTTATCCCGGGAATTGCAAAGATGCTCGGCGTAGAACTGGGCGAAAAGTTCGAAATTAAAGGTTATAAAGGCTTGGTTTATAAATTTGTAGACGATGAACTAATAGTAAACAGTACCGACGACAAAGGATGTTCCGGCCTGACTGCCAATATGACATTAGTTAGTCTGTTAAAAGGCAAGAGAGAAATTGTTAAACTGCCGTGGAAGCTGAAGAAAGGCGATGTTTATTATACCTTTGAGCTTTTGGGTGACAAATGGGTTGTTCGCTCATTTTGGTGGGGTGGTTTCCCGAATGAGTATGCCTTACTTGACAAAGGCTGGGTATATCGCACAAGGGAAGAAGCAGTGGCTGCACTCCCTGCCGTGGCTGAAGAACTGGGTGTGGAGTATGAAATTTAAAAGAGAAAAGTGCAACATGTTGCAAAAATCTCTTGTAAAAAGGAAGTGAGAAAATGAAGGCATATAGCTACGAAAATGACATAAACTTTTACGACTACATCGTTTTTGCTGACAATCCAGAAGAAGCGAAATCTATGGTAGCCGTTGCTGAAGGCTGGAACGCTGATGAAACCGAGGATATTAAAGTATGGCGCGAGCCAGAGCTTGACGCATACCATGATAAGGATATTTCAGCGGTTGCATTACTTGCTGCCGGGTGGGGGCTGGAATGTCCTAATTGCGGAGTAATTAACAGTGATGATAACGATTTGCCGACATATGATGACGATAAAGCATATTGTGGAAAATGTGGGGCGGAATTGGTTTGCTTGGAAGATAGGGTTTTGCGTAAAACTTCCTTGAAAAAGTTGTAGTTAGGGCAAAAAGTCCCTTGAAAAAGTTTAGGAGGTGAGGAAATGACAGTAGCTGAATTGATTGACGTTTTAAAAAACTATGATGATGATGCTAAAGTGTATATTGCTGTAGGCAGGAACAAGTATGATGCAAGTGCTGCCATAAACATTTCACGATATAATTGGGAGATAGTAAGCAATGACGTTGTAATTGTCAGTAGATAATAATTAAGCCCATGGGTGCGGCGGCTGGGTTGCCGAATGGCAGTAGGCATTGCTGAGAATTCTCACGCCGCCGCTTTTTTATAAAGGAGTGATAAAGAACATGGAAAAAACAACAGTAATACGGTTGCAACGTTTTGTATGTGATGAATTAGTGTCAGAATACAGGTGCAACGAGTGTAATGCTGAATTTATTGACCGTTATGAAGAATACGGCTATTGTCCTTATTGTGGGCGAGAAATTGTATACTGGAAAGAGCAGGAAAAATGAAAATATTAAAGTTTTCACCAATTAAGCGTGAGCAGGGCAGAAATACTTGCCATTGCTATAAAGAAACAGACATCTATAGTGGCAGTAAAAAGCCTATCAGTTTTACAGTCGACCCGGACACCAAAATCTGCTTCTGCAATCACTGTGGCAACATGGTTGAACCTATCGTTGTACTGGAGCTGATGTGTAACGACTGGCAAGCAATAGCAAAAGATTATGATAGAGCTAGGAAACAGACGTTAAGGTGCTATGAGATTGGCACGAAATTTAGACCTTATAAGCGTGTGCTAAAGATGTTGCAGGAACATATGGGGCGAAAGAATGATATGATGCCGATTTGTCCGCATTGCCGGGAGAAAATAGATTTGGAGAAGTTAGCTAATGGCGTTTGGGTAAGAAAGGTTGAAAAATGATGATTGATTACAAGAAAGCCGAACAGGCGAAAGAGCTGCTACAAGAATGCGGAGCATCTTTTATAATCGCCTATAATGACAGCAATAACGATGATGTTGTTTGTGCATCAGGAAATTACATTATCCTTAAAAGCTTGATCATTGGTACGATGGCGCAGGCGGCATTAGGTGTGCGTGGCAAATATGGTGAAGAAATGGCTATGCAAGAATTAATGAGCATGATGACAGAAGCGGCGAAATTAGTTTATTACAATAAGGAGCAAAAAAATGAAACGTGAAAAATTACTTGTCCTGCTGTTTGCATTCAGATATGCAGTACATCGTTTAGGTACACAGGCGTTAGCTGAAATTGAAAACGAGCTTATCGCCAATATGGAAAAATTCCCGGATTGGATGTTACAGCAAATGCAAATTTCGCTTGAAAGCAATTTTGAGTATATGCAATACAAACTAGAGGAAACCGGAAGAATCGCTTTAGACGATGATTGCCGCTTTCAAAAGCCGCTGCTTGATGCAGTAAAAGCACAAAGAGCAAAGTTAGCAGAGATTGCCAGAGGTACAACCAATGGAAATATGCTTAGTTGATATTGTCAGTTGCACACTGCTTGACGTAGCTGTTATGTGTGTAGCTTTATGGATGTTAAACAGGGAGTGGTAATTTGAAATATTTACATCTTGTTGCAAGTATTTGTATGGAAATTCTTGCTATTATGGGTACTATTGGAATCCTGGTTATAATCTGGAGAGATATTTTAGGAGGTTTTTAATATGATTAAATTTTTACCGACGATTGACGCACCAGCGGACACAAAGCTTCCGCAGCGCAGCACACAGTTTTCTGCTGGCTATGATTTTTACGCACCGACAGATATTTTTGTTCCAGCTGGCGGTGAAAGCGTACTTATTCCGCTGAACATCAAAGCTATTATGCCTGGCGATATGGTTCTGATGCTGTTCATCCGCAGCAGTCTTGCCGTTAAGTTCAATTTGTCGCTAGTTAACAGCGTAGGCATTATTGATAGCGATTATGCTAACAACCAGGACAATGATGGAAATATAGGTGTTAAATTCAGAAACAACGGCAGCGAAACCATCATCATCAGAGAAGGTGAACGCTGTGCACAGGGAATCTTCGTCCGTTACTGCGTAACCTCGGACGATGAAGCAAGTGCTGTTCGTGGTGGCGGTTATGGCTCAACAGGACGCTAAGATTTATCTTATTAGCTGGCGCAGTTTAATTTCGGGCGAGGTTGATTTTCACGACAGAGTGTTAGCTTCTTCGCCTGAAGAAGCTATAAAGATAGCTAGCAAAGGAGAATTTTCAGAACTTCTCGAGCTGTACGACCCGGAAGTAGAAGGAATGTAGGGAGTGTATAAAATGCCGAAACGAGAAAAAAGCATTGAAGAACAAATTAAAGAAGAAACAGCTATGCTTATAGACAGTTTTTGGCGGTGGGAACATATCCGGACCTATGGATGCCAAGACCCTTTTTATCCTGACGGCGAAAACATGAATTTAGTAAGGAATCATATAATTTACGGAAAGAGCAGACTTGAAGAGCTGTGTACCAATATTCCTTTGCCAGCCCAATATTATATGCCGACACCTGAGGAAGTTGACGCAAACTATATGGCTGCCGACGGAAAGTATTACGATTACCGGATGAAAAAGTTCGCAGGATCATATCCCGGCATTACCACTAAAACACCGAATGATATAAGCAACCAACAAGAATTATTTTAGAGGTGCTACATGAAAACACCATGCAGAGGATGCACAGAAAGAAAAATAGGCTGCCACGCTACTTGTAATGCTTTTAGCGAATGGAAAATCCAGCAGTGTAAAATACTGAAAGCCATGTATCTTGAAACGCTTTCACCTACAGCTGGAGCAGTTGCCAGACACGAAAAATGGATAAAGGAGCATAAATAATGAGTGCGTTTAAATCTCCATTTAGTTTTATCGGATTAAAAGATGATAAATACGTTATTGTCAAAGAAGCACCGAAGAATTCAAAAGATAGCTTTACAATGCCGCTTCCTAAGGATAACGTAAATCATCCGAAACACTACACCAAAGGCGGTATTGAGTGTATAGATGCCCTAAAGGCTGCTACTGTTGGCAAAACAGGCATTGAAGCTGTCTGCGTTGCCAACATCATCAAATATTTATGGCGTTACGAAGAAAAAAACGGCGTAGAAGATTGCCTAAAAGCAAAGTGGTATCTTGAACGCCTTATCAAAGAGCTTAAATAACAGAAGGGAGTAAGCGCATGGAAGATATGACTGTAAATGAAAATCAAAGCACGATAACCGTTCCGCTGGCGTATTTCGAAGAACTTATCGAACGTGTGGCAGAGCAGACCGCCAAAAAGACCTCTAAAAAGCTGTGTGATGATCTATATAGCAAAGAAGCACAGCGGAGGGATTTCGACAAGCGGCTGTATAATGTGCGCTTGCTGCTAAAGAATTACAGAAGCCTTCAGGAACACGCTGCGTTAAAGACCAGCGAGATTGTCAATATCGACGATGAGCAGATTTCGGCTATCGAGATTCTTGATTCGTTCCAAAACCTGAAAAGCATGGGAGCTAATGAGCTAAAACTTGAAAGCATCATAAGCTCAACCATGCGAACGAAAGTGTTGATAAACTACATGGACGATATGATAGCACTTTACAAGCAGACCAGGTATAACAGCGGCAAGCAGGAAGATTTGCGCCGGGCAGATGTGCTTGACGTGCTGTTCCTTAAACCTTGTCCGCCGGAAGCGTATGTCACTGATATAGTCGCAAGCCTTGCGCAAAAATGGTCAGTAAGCGAAAGGCAGATATGGCGTGATACAAACGATGCTGTCGAGCAACTAACCGCTTTGCTGTTTGGCGTGGATGGCGTAAACCTGCTGGAAGATAAAAAGCGCAGAAGAGCAGCTCGGCTTGCTGAAGAAAAGAATATCGAAAAATAATAAGAAAAACTCACCTTTTATAAAGAAAATTCTTTACAAAAGGTGAGTTTTATAGTATAATATAAGTGCAGGGAAGATAAGAAAACCTACAAAATAAAGAGTAAGGGAAGTCGGTTGAAATGTTAGAAGAAAAGGTAAATGAATTAGTTAGTGAGTTTTGGACAAGAAAAAATGAAATGGAAGAATCCGTTGAAAGCGTAGGCTTGTATGTAGCAGAAAGCAATGGCGAATATGTTACTGTTGCTGCTGAAGGCATCGACGAACAAGCAGTCCTGTACTTAGGTTATGCAAATGAAACAATGTGGATTGAACGCATCGTAATTCTTGATGAAAATGGTTTTGAAAAGGAGGATTAAAAAATGACTTATCAAGAAAAGCAAGAAATGAAAAAGCTTGCCTGCAAATGCCTGGAAAAATACTTCGGCTTTGCTCCGGCGATGAAGCAGATTATTCTGCTTGAAAGCGCAAGCAATGGATATACAGTTGATTATCTTCTGTTCAGCATCGGCTATAACGGAAGAGAATTTCAGCTCAGAAGAACCTTTACCTGGGGTAAAGATACAGTGGAATATAAATATTGCCGCTACGATGTTATCTTGATTGAACAATAGAAAGGAGTAGAACACAATGAAATTAACTATTAACCAATGGAAAAAGTTACTGGAATTAGCAGAACGTGATTATTGCGAGAAAAAGAAAACTTACGATGAAGGACGTAAGCTTTGGGCATCACTAGGACATGATGACTGGGAGATTAGCGAAAAATATTTGCTCGTTGAAAAAGAGCGTAAGCAAGCAGCATATGATCTGTTGCAAGCATTAAAGACTCAAACAATTTAAGGAGGAAAAACCAATGAAAGAACCTAAAGACATGACTAACGAAGAATTAAAGCAGGAAAACGCTAGGCTGATTAAGATTTACAACAGCTCGTGCGACCCATGGCATCATCAATGCTTGAATGAGCACTTTGAAGAGCTGGAAGAAATTGCAGCGGAAAGAGGTATAGAGCTTTAAAAGCTGATGACAGGAGCTTAAGCTCCTGTAAAGCTACCAGGCAGAAGGTTCAAAGTCCTTGCCAATAGCTTTAGAAAGGAAGTCGATTTTATGAACTATGCAATTTTACTGAAAACTGTGGTTGATGCCAATGGCAAAACCAACTCTGTGGAGAAAGTGCCAATGATGGAGGTATTCCCAACTATTTCCCTTGAATCGATGTACAAGCTTTGCGAATGCGAGTTTGTTGATATTAAGGATATGCCGCTTCAATTAGTAGAATTTGACGGCGAGCTTGGAATCATCCCGGCAGTCACCCTGGTGTTCGATGAAGAATTTCTTCTGAAGAACGAAAAGCCTGTAGCCAATGAGCTTGCAAGTGTTATTTATGGTTACGGCAGATTACATGATCAGTGCCTGTGCGGTAACGTGCTGCTGTGCTACACAAACGAGGAAGGCGACTGTATGCCGTTCAGTGAGAGTGAAGCAAACGCCGTTGTGAAGTGTTTGACAAGAATCAACAATCATATTGGAGATATGGAATTTAAGGTTCAAAAACCAATGATGAAATTTATGACATTTTAGGAGGGATACATAATGTTGAAATACAAAGATTACTCAACCTTAATCAACGAACAGCAAAAGGAATACGAAAGCTTTACCAAAGATAAAATGTTCTTTGCTTTTACTGAAGAACAGTTTAACGAAGGCATGAAAAGATTTGGTTTGGCTCCCGATGATACCGACAAGGTTTATCAAATCGGCTTCGGAGGATATATCCTTCGTGCCCAGGCTAAGGCCCATAATGATTTGGTAAAACGCCTGAACATCGAAAAGAAGGAGCACATGAAAGATTTCGACTTCTTGAAATCAGCTTTTCATTACGAACTTGCTAACCATGAGTTTTGTGTAACTTATGAGCTTGACGATACGCTGGATGCTTTGCTTTTAACTTATGAACAAGTTAACTCTGATCCGGTTATGAAAAAAGCTTTACTTGAAGCAAAGAAAGAATATCTTAAGAATTGTGAAGATTGGATGTGATTAATGTGAGAACAAGACAACTTATAAAGTATGTACTGATGCTGGAAACGCTTCCTCTTGCCGGAGATGAGTTCCATGAACTCATGGCAAATACAAAACGCCGCCAAAAGAGAATCGATGCACTGCGTGAAAAGCTTCTGATGCCAGCAAGCTGCTATCCCTACAAATCATTATAAATAGAAGAACCAGCGTACACCGAAAGGTGTGCGCTGGAAAAAAGATTGGAGTGAAAGTTATGTGTAAAGTAGCAGACAAAAGTTATAGAGAGTTATGCGAAGCGTTGCTGGGGCAAGAAGCTTATAAGGTTTCCGAATTAACGGCACAGAAATTGTATCGCCTGGAAGATACAGACGAGCTGAAAGCATATGGTTTAGACAAACAGAAAGCAGAAGCTTTCTTGTGTGGTGTAGAGTTAGGCAAAAGAGCTTTCACCGAAACCAAAGCTGAGGAAAAAAGATACTGCTGTGCTCCGCAAGACTTAGCTGAATATATGATGCCGAAGTTGCGGTATTTAAATCATGAAGAATTCTGGGTAATTGCAGCAGACAGCAAGAACAGAATAATTGAGGCGAGGGCTATACTGAAAGGAACGCTGACTAACTGTTATGTTCATCCTAGAGAGATTTTCAAGTATGCCATCATGAAAAATGCTGCTGCAATCTTTGTAGCGCATAATCATCCTTCAGGTATTGCAACACCTAGTGCTGACGATAAAAAGTTAACCAGGGATATTGTTAAAGCCGGGGCAATAATGGGAATACCTTGCTATGATCATATCATTATAGGTGACGGCAGTTACTACAGTTTCCAGGAAGATGAACAAATGTAAGGAGGAAAGAAAAATGAACGCTTATGAAATTATGTACGTTATGCGTCCGGAGCAGGAAATAGTCGAGGATGTTATCTTGAAGTTCAATAACTTAATCGCTTCTAATGGTGGCGTAGTTGAAAAAACAGACCGCTGGGGAGAAAGAAGGATGCCTTATGTAATTCAGGACTATAAGAATGGTATTTATGTCCTGGTTACATTTCATGCAAGTAAGAAGTGTGTACTCGAGCTTCACAAAGCAATGGATATTACCGAAGAAGTGCTCCGGCACATGATTATCAGAAAGGGTGTATGCTAATATGACACCTTTTGATAAATTTAAGGAAACTGCGTTTGACATAGGAGAATTTGAAATAGTTCCAACCGATGAGCAATAGAAAGGTAGTGGTTAACGTGAAAACATTGTATTTTGAAGGTGCTGGCTGGGAAAAGGCAGAGCGCAGCATCAACACCATAGGCAACTGCCGTGTTAGAACAGCATTTCACCTCGATAACGGCAAGGGCGTTTATCTTGAAATTGTTTGCTGTGAAATGCTTGGCGAAAGAAAGAAGCTTTATGGCGGCTTGCAGTATGTAGGATTCGTAGACTTCTTATTCTACATTACAGACGAAGAACCGAACGATGACTGCAATAAGTATAAATTGACCGGTATGCGTAACACTCATTTTGCCTATGACTTCGATTCGATTCTTGCTTTTGTGAATAGCCTGGGAGCATCGTTTGATAAAATATGTGTGCTGCCAAATCTCGCTGGGTACAGAGTACATTCAAACGACCGGGAGAAGCGATACAACTATGCTGATGAGTTTACGCCAGACTGGGAGGTTGTAAAGAGAGCAGAAGAAATTCACAAATACTTTTACCAGCTGGAGCAATCAGAAGGCAAGAAGTTCCCTAACTTCTCTCTGTACAATGACGAAGGCAACAAGACAAAGCTTTACTTGATCAGGCATTATAACGGCTATAATAAGAAATGGCTCATTGATGCGTCAAGCGATTCGTGGTTGAAAACGATGATTGAAGTATCTTAGCAAAAAGCCTGCGGGAAATCTCGCAGGCAATATTTTTATAAAAGATTATGTTGATTATGTAAAGAGAACGCTGTATAATGGTAAGAGATATAATAATTAAGGTGGTGCTACTATGTCAATAGAAAACAAAATCAAAGTATTAATTGCTTCTACAGGAAAAACTCAGGCTGCGTTAGCCAGAGAAATGGGCATTACGCCAATGTCATTAAACTACAAGGTAAGAAAATGCAAATCACTTAAGCTTCTGCTGGAGCTTGCAACCGCCTGTGACTTCGAGGTTGTTTTGCGTAAGCGTGACGGCAGTATTGAATATGAAGTAACTAGGGAAGATTTAGAGGAAGAAAATTAATATTTTATAAAGAAAACTCTTTACAAAAGCAGAGAAATGCAGTATAATATAATTGTAAGGAAAATATAAGAACTTACAAGAAAGGAAGTCGGTTATAATGCTGGAAAAGAAAATTGCTGCTTTAAAAAATATGAGTAAAGAGGAATTAGTGGGTGAGTTTGAAAAAATGGTGCTGTATAATACGCAGCACCTTGAAGCTTGCCTGGGTAAATCCGGTCAGTATGAAGAAGCGATCAAAGCTGAAATCCTCAGCCGCATGAATTAAGGAGGGCGTTATGAAGATAGGACAAGTTGAATTTACCTGGCGTGCACATCGTCAAGCTTTTGCAATCAGAATCGGCGGCGAGCAAAGAGTTTTCCGCTTCAATAAAAAAACGGCTCACAGAGAGCTGTTTGCGAAAATTCGCTCCTTAATTGCAGAAGCATCAGGTACTGAAAAGGTTTGTCAGCATTGCGGCAAGCATTACTTCGGTGTAAACTCGCACAACTTTCTGTGCGGTGAATGCGCTCAGCAAGCTGCCGACATCAATCGTGAAGGTGTTGGCAATATTAAGGAGTTTTCTTTCAGTGAAGCGTTACAGTACATTCCTGAAGGTGTTAACCCAATCGAATATGAGCGTAAAATTGACGCAGAAATTCGTGCTGAGCGTCAAGCATTGGTAGACTTGTGGAAACAAGATGACCAAGCGTGGAATTTGTACTGTTACGGAAAGAGGGCGAGCAAATGAAGTACGAAGTAACTTTCTCATGCGGTCACACCGGAACGGTACAGCTGTACGGCAAAGGTGATGAGCGTGAACGTAAGATTCGTTATTTTGAAGAATATGGCGTATGTTCCGAGTGTTACAAAGAGCGCCGTGCTATAGAAGCAGAAATTGGCTGCAAACACGTAACAATGTCCTACAGGGCATATAAGACTGATTACAGTTTCTGTGACGTTTTAAACGATTCTTACGATAAGCAGGAAAAAACTATTGCGGTTTTAGTTCCAGAAGCATTGGCAAATTTCATAGATGCTAAAAATGAGGGCGGTGCTACACTGTTTAATGCAGCTATTAAGATTGCTACCAATAACAAAAACAAGGAGGGAAAGCATTACGCAGAGTGCTATGAGATAGTCAAAGCCTATATCAAGGAACACGCAGACTTTGCCAAAGAATTACAGGCGTATATGCAACAACAATATAGATAAGCAAACCGAAAGGGCGTGATCATTTGAAGCCGGAAGATATTATCAAGTCTTACAATGCCGAAGGCAGCATTAAAAAAGTAGCTGCACTGTTCCGCATTTCAGAGCAGAAAGTAAGGAAGGTTCTCATTGATGCCGGAACATACGAAAGCGATATGTCCATACAGGTCAATGATTTGCATGAGCAAGGTTACAGCGTGGAGAACATAGCTGAAAAATTACGTGTAAGCAAGAGCACTGTTTCAGTATATCTGCCGTACACTAAAGGCGTGTATCTTAGCGAAAATCCTTCCAGCAATGCTCTTAAAATAAGAAAGTGCAGAGCTAAAAATGGATAAACCTTTACATGATTTGCTAAATGAGTATATAGCAGCTTATAGCAAAGGTGAGGATAGCTTAAGAGCGTTTTGGGAGTATATTATAAGCATAGGAGCTTATGAGCAGATGCGCCAGCTTGCTGTATACCAGGATGTTATTTTTAGCTACAAGAAAGACCAGGCAAAGCCTTCCTGCAATGGCTACTGTGAAAAAGCCTACACAGCCGAAGATGCAGAGTTTGCCAGGATACAAATAGAGCACCTTTTAAAATCATGTCAGTAAGGTGTCATTTACAAGGCAATTAAAGGAATGATATAATTAAGATGCAACAGTTGGATGATAAATCCTTCTCCTAAAAATATGTTGTGTACTCAAAAAGCCGCCTACAAATGTAGACGGCTTTTTAGGTGCGTAAAATATAACTGATGTTCTATAAAGAAAACTCTTTACAAAAATAGCGAAATGTAGTATAATATAAGTGTGGTAAGGAAGTGCCACAAATAAGCGGCAAGTGCAGAAAGGAGATAACGATGTCGAATATGAATAACACGGAAGCGTTAATCGCTATGACAGAAGACAATCTGATCCGTAAAATCCTCGAAATCATTAAGGAAAGCAAAGACCTTGATGATGCAGAGAAAAAAGTAAGAGTCTTGCTCAATAAATAAGCAAGACTCACAGCAAAAGTGAATGGAGCGGTACTTGCCACCGTTCCTTTCATTTAAAATTATAACAAAAAAGGCAAGAGAAGGCAAGTTGCAGATGAAAGAAAAACTGTTGCTGGCGAACGCAAGGGACGCAATATTAGAGCGTTCGACGATGAATGGGAGCTTATAAAGCAATTCGCAAAAATCGTCAAGACAGACCGTCAGCGTGCAGAAGAGCTGTTAAAATTATTATAGTTATAAGGAGTTGGAGTCGGTGGAAAAAAGAATTATATTACTTGACCTTAATTATACTTTAGTGTCTAATCAGCAATCTACTCGTTTGCTTAGACCTTTTTCGTTAAGAATGGAAAAAGAAGAATATCGAAAAGACCTTCTTGATGCCATTCAAGACAACTACGTGGTTATTGTTACCGCTAGACCGGAATACCAGAAACAGAATACCTTAGCTAATATTTGGAAAAAAATGAATTGGTATCCTGCTGAATCCTATTTCAATGATATAAATGCAGAACCGCCAGCATTTAAAGAATCAGCATTGAGAAGGTTTATTTTTCCGAAACATGGTAGTGCTGGAAGTCAGTATTTGGCGATTGAAAGTAATCCCAAAACTCGCGCTATGTATGCGAGATATGGCATAGAAGCTGTACCTTACGAAACGTTCATTAAGAACTACAAGAAATCAAAAATCGAAGAAACAAGTTTATTCTAATTGTTAAAGCAGGTGCAAGTCACCTGCTTTTTATTTTGGAAGGAGAAAATTATGGAACACATAACTATGAAAGTTGCTGACATTATTCCGGCATCGTACAATCCTAGAATTAAATTGACGAAAAAAGACTATGAATATCAATGTTTAGATAAAAGCATTGACGAATTTGGTTTAGTCATACCATTGATCGTAAACAAAAGAAACAGTACGCTTGTAAGCGGACATCAAAGGTTAGAAGTGCTAAAGCAGAAAGGTATAACAGAAGCGGAAGTAGTTCTTGTAGATTTTGACGAAGCACAAGAAAAAGCACTTTGCATAGCTATGAACAAAATTGAAGGTTCGTGGGACTATGGCAAATTAGCGGACATTTTAGAGGAATTACGAGATTCTGAAACAGATATTACTTGTACCGGATTTTCCGAAAAAGAAATCATGGAGTTGCTAGGTGAACTTAATGATTATGATAATGATGTTGATGTTGAATCTGTTGCCAAGAAAGACGATAAAGAAAGCGGCATTCCGTGCGTTATTGGCGAGTATAGGTTTCGCATTGATGAAGAAGCATTTACAAGTGCGATGGCTGACATAAAGGAAAAAGTTGGCTTTTCAAAGGAAATGCAGCAAGGTGAATTAAAGAGGAGACTTATGCGATGAATATTAAGGTGCTTGATATAAATTCTATTAAACCTAGTGAATTTAATCCAAGAATTCAACTTGATGTTGGATCAGAAGAATTTCAGAAAATAAAGGAAAGCATTATTGAGTTTGGACTTGTAGAGCCACTGTTAGTGAACGAAGTTAATATGTCAATCATTGGTGGGCATCAGCGATATTCTGTTTTAAAGTTTTTAGGTTATAAAGAAGTTCCATGCGTTTTAATTAATGAGCCAGATGAAGAAAGAGAAAAAGCTTTATGTGTTGGCTTAAACAAAATTAAAGGTGAGTGGGATAATGACAAATTAACGGCGCTGCTTAACGAAACTGGAGTAAACGAGAGTATTACAGGTTTTGATAAAACCGAGGATGATCTTAATCAATACCTTGTTGATGAAGAAGATGTTGATGAAGAAGATGTTGATGAAGAAGATGTTGACGGCGGCAACACGATGATTAAAGTAGGTCATATTTCTTTTAAAATTTCACTATATGAATATGACTGTATTATAACTTCGATTAGAAAAAATGGAATATTTACTCCAGAAGCAATTAGAAAAGAGCTGGAAAGGAGAATATTAAATGATTAAAATCGTTCCTATTGATGCTGTAAAGGCATCTGAATACAATCCGCGAAAGAATGACGAAAAGCGACTTGCTTTAGTAGAATTATCGTTGCGTAAATTAGGTTTTTTGCTCCCTATTGTAGCAGATAAAGGCGGCGAAATTCTTTCTGGGCATCAACGGCATTACGTTGCAAAAAAGATGGGGTTTACCAAAATTCCGGTGCAATATGTTGACTGTCCGGAACTTGAAAAACGTAAGAATATCAACATTATGTTTAATCGTGCTACTAATGATTTGCGGAAAAGCGATACTTGCAAAAAAATAAAAGCTAAACTATGTTATCTTGATTTGTCGGCACTAACAAAAAACATCCATGATATTGAAATTGATAGCAAGGAATCTTTTCCTTGCGTATACAGCGTAAAGCGTTTTGATACTGTTTTATTAGCAAAACAAAATGCCGATAAATTTGACTCCTATATGGCCGCATTAGCTAAATCTCTTGAACAAGCTATTAAGGATAGTATGCAAGCAGTTGTTGATGTAGATGGAAATATTGTGAATGGAGTAGGTCGTATTCAGATTGCAGCAGAAAAGAAAAAGCCGTTTATTCAATGCGTTGTAATTCCTAAAGAGAAAAAAGAATTTGCGACCAATATGCTCAACTTTCTCTCTATGGATTTTTCTGTTGAAGGTAGTTATGCTGATGTTTTGAGATACAATTCGTTTATGCGTTCTAGGAACACTCGTGAAACTGATGAGCAAGGAAGATGTGCTTTAGGTGACGGATTTTTCAAAGGTGTTTTTCCAAAAAACAATGGTCGTGATTTTTTCGCTTTACATGGTAGACCTTTAGAAATCTGGAAAAAACATTACGGAGATAAGATAGTTGATTTTGGTGCAGGCAAGCTTAATAATACAAGAACATTAAGGCAAGCAGGTATTTTTGTGTCTGCTTTTGAACCTTATTTCGTCGGTGCTGGCGATAAAGTTTATAAAGCTAAAAGCATTGAAATAGCAAAAAAATTTCTTGATGAAGTCGAAAGCGGTGTTGAATATACATCCGTATTTATTTCTAGCGTTTTTAATTCCGTTCCTTTTATGGAAGATAGAATTAAAATAGCTATTATTGCAGCTGCTTTATGTAAACCACGTGGGAAAGTGGTTTGCTGGTGTCAATCTGATGAATCTCATCAATTTGCTCTTACAAAGAAACGAAATGCAAGGGACGAGAAAGGATTAACGTTTGATCTGGATTATGAGCCTAATATTGTTTTAGGAGACTTGCGACAGCATCCAAAAGTTCAAAAAGGGCACACAGAGGGAGAACTTAAAAAGATTTTTGGAAAAAGTTTTAAAAGAATTGACCGTTTGGAAAAAATCTCCAAGTTTTGGTATTTGGAAGCCAGTCACCCGATTGTTTCGTTGGAAAGCCTGGCCGAAGCATTGGATTTTGAATTCGAGCTTCCTTATCCTGATGGTACAACGCTTGGCTTATCTCAAAAAGCTAGGGAAGCCTTTGAAAAGCGTTTAGGCGTACACTTGCCGGAAAGGAAAAGTCATGAATAACATTGATAAAGTATCTCCAAAAGAAAAGTGGGTGTTTGACGAAGATGTTGCCAAATGCTTTCCTGACATGCTAAAAAGAAGCATTCCTGCATACGAAAGCATGAGAAGTCTTGTTTTTTCTATTGGTAGAAACTATGTTAAAAAAAATACGCACATTTGTGATATTGGCTGTAGTGATGGGCAAGCTATTGAACCTTTTATCAAACATTATGGAACGAATAACTATTATGAGTTGCTTGATGTAAGTGAACCTATGCTAAAGAAGTGCCGAGAGCGTTTTCAAGATTGGAAGAAAACACAAATTGTTGATGTTAGAAATTATGATATTAAGAATGGCATTCCTCAATTTTCAAATTCACTCGTTCTCAGCATATTAACGCTTCAATTTACGCCTATTGAATACAGGCATAAAATCGTACAATCCGTATATGATTCCCTTATGCCTGGATGTGCCTTTATTTTGGTTGAAAAGGTACTTGGAAACACATCTGCTATCGACGAGATTTTGGTGAAAGAGTATTACAATATGAAGAAGGAAAACTCATATAGTCAAAAACAGATTGCAGATAAACGGAAAAGCCTTGAAGGCGTACTTGTACCTATTACTGCAAAATGGAACGAAAACCTGCTTAAGGAGTGTGGATTTAAGCAAATTGACTGTTTTTGGCGTTGCCTTAATTTTGCTGGGTGGGTTGCTATTAAATAAGGTGACACAGAAAAGGAGCAACAGGCATGGGAAGCATAAAAAACGGAAATAACAAAAATGCCTGCTGCAATCCTCTAAAACCTTGGGAACGCCAGAAAGGAGAGTCAGGACAGGCATTTGAAGCATTCAAGTTGTATCGTGATTGTGGGTTAAAACGTTCCGTTGGCAAGGTCGCTGAAAAGTTGTCTAAAAGTAGGCAACTGATGTCACGCTGGAAAGCTACGTGGGATTGGGACGAACGCGTTAGAGCTTATGATAACGAACTGGAAAAAGAAGCCAGGAAAGAAGCAGCTCGTGACTTAAAAGGAATGACTAAGCGGCATATTCAGATTTCTGTTCAGCTACAAGCGAAAGCTTTAGAAGCATTGAAAAATATGCCAGTTGAAGATATGTCTGCTAAAGACATAAAAGAATTCATTAAGCTTGCGACTGATCTTGAACGCCTTAACCGTTCTTCTCTTGCTGGAAAAGAAGAGGATGAAACTATTTCACAGGATAACAATATTGAAATTTATTTGCCTGAAAAAGAAGCACTATGAAAAGAGTAATACGCCCACAGCATGGGCCTCAAGAACAATTTCTTGCCACGAGCGCAGATATTGCTATTTATGGCGGTGCTGCAGGCGGAGGAAAGACATTCGCTTTACTAATGGAACCGCTGCGATATATAAATGTTAGTGGTTTTAGAGCAGTTATATTTCGTCAAAGCTATAATCAAATAAATTCGTCTGGTGGTTTATGGGATGAATCTCTTGCTATGTACCGTGGATTAAAAAATGCTGTTCCTTTGGTTACTCCCAAGTATCATTGGAATTTCGGAAAGAACAATACTTTGATCTTTGACTACCTGGGTAGAGATGGTGATGTTTACAAATGGCAAGGTTCACAAATTGCGTTTATAGGATTCGACGAATTAACGCATTTTAGCAAAAGAATGTTTTTTTATATGCTTTCTCGTAATCGTTCTACGTGTGGAGTTAAGCCGTATGTAAGAGCTACATGCAATCCAGATTCTGATAGCTGGGTTGCTGATTTTATTTCTTGGTGGATTAACAAAGATACAGGCTATCCTATACCAGAAAGAAGCGGCATGATTCGATATATGTGTGTTATACAAAGCGTAATTTATTGGGCGGATACTCCAGAAGAGCTAGAGCAGAAGCACGGTGTTTCTGCTTCTGACTGTAAATCTGTAACCTTTATTGCTTCACGTATAACGGATAATAAGAAACTGCTCGATAAAGACCCTAGCTATTTAGCTAACCTTAAAGCATTGCCGGAAGTAGATAAAGAACGTCTTTTATATGGCAACTGGAAAATCCGTCCTGCTGCTGGTATGTACTTTAAAACAGAAAACTTTACTTTTGTTGATGCTGTACCGAAAAATATCGTTGCTTATGCACGTTCCTGGGACTTGGCAGCAACAGAGCCTACGCCGCTCAACCCTGATCCTGACGCAACAGCAGGCGTCTTAATGGGACTGCTTGACGATGGCAGAGTAATCGTCCTTGATGTAAAGCGCAAGCAGATAAAGGCAAATGACGCTAGGAATCTTCTGCGTAACATGGCAGCAATAGACCAGGGCAAATACAAATTTGTACAAATCACGATACCGCAAGACCCAGGACAGGCAGGCAAGGCGCAAGCTCAAAGTCTTGTATCAATGCTTGCAGGTTACTCGGTGGAGATTGTATCGCCGACAGGCAGCAAAGAGGTTCGTGCTACTCCATTTGCTTCACAGGTGCAGGCAGGAAACGTCCTTATCCTTAAAGGTGAATGGAATGATATGTATCTGTCAGAACTTGAATCGTTCCCGGAAAGCAAGCATGATGATATGGTGGATGCGTCAAGTGATGCATTTAACAAGCTCATGAATTCACGCAGCTGGGGCGGCTTAACGAGCTAGGAGGAATAATGGTAAAAAGAAAAGATAATTCAATTCGTGCAGACAGCGGATTTAAAGATGCTTTTATTGCACGTAAGGCTCGCAATTATGAAGGCCTGTTAAATGAGCGAAAACTCACAGACCAGGCTTTGGCTACAATGTACAGAAATGCTCTTGTGCGTAGAATTGTTACAATGGCTGCCGATGATGCTATGAAGAATTTTATAGAAATCGAAGGCGATTCTGACGATTGTATCTTGCAGGAGCTTGAAACGCTGTTTGTGCAGGAAAAGCTTACAGAGGCTTTATATTGGGACAGACTGTTCGGTATGTCTTGTGCTCTTATCCTTGCTGATGATGGCCAGGAGTTAAGCGAGCCTATTAATATCAACCGTTTACGCAGGATTAACGGATTAGAAATTTTTGACAAGCGTGATATTTACCCGGACACAACCTCAATTTATCTTGATACAGATATTCGAGATGCTAACTTTGGCAAGCCGGAGTTTTACACAATTTCGCCACCAAACGGAAATCAGTTTAAGGTACACAGAAGCAGACTACTTATTTTTGACGGCGAAATGCTGCCAAAGATAGAGCGTATTGCTAATAATGGTGCTGGCTTATCCTGCCTGGATGGTATTCCGGCTGCGCTAAACCGTATGAAAACTGCAATGAATAAAACAATCGACATAATGGACAAGGTTAGCACGTCGCTGTTAAAACTTGAAGGTTTAAGCAATTTGCTGTCAAGAGAGGACGGCACGCAAGCTGTTATTCGGCGGTTAGAACTGATAGACTACTCACGCAGAATTAATGGCAGTGTAGCCGTTGACAAGGAAGATGAATACGGCATTTTCAACATTCCGCTCACAGGCTTGACTGATATTATTCAAGAGTTTGAGCAGGCTTTATGTGCTGTTACCGGGTATCCTTTTACTGTTTTGTTTGGGCGTTCTCCGGCTGGCATGAACAGCACAGGCAAGAGCGACTTGCAGATTTACTACGATACCGTCAGGCGTATTCAACGCAGGAAAATCCGTCCAGCGTTAGAGTATCTTATAAGACTTATCCAGCTTGCGAAAGAAGGGCCGACCAACGGCAAGGAACTTGAAAAGTGGAGCATTAAGTTTAAGGCAATCGAACCGCTAAATGATCTGGAGCAAGCCAACGTTGACAAGACACAGGCGGAAGTAAGAGCTGCCGTTGTTAAGCTTGTTTTTGACCTGGTTGATAATCAACTGTTAGATGCAACGCAAGCTCGCCAATACCTTAAAGAGCGTGGCGATATTCCAGTTACAGAAAGTGAGCTGGATTTAGATGATGAAGAAACAGAAGAAATCAATACGTTACCTTAAAGTAAAGAAGCGTCCAAAATATCCAAAGAATTTTGAACGTGATTATTATCGCGTCCTCAGAGCCGTTGTAAGACGTTTAAAAAGTGCCACGAATAACAATATACCAATGCTGACATATTCGCTGCGTCAGGACGATGACAGCACCGTTACAGATGCTTTCGTTCAGGCGATACTTTTAGAGCTTTTAAAGAGCATGACTGTTGAGGAAGCTATAAGCGAATTAGAGCTTATTCTTGCTGGCGTGTCCAGCGTTGTCGATGCTAATGTTATCAGTGCCTTTGCGGAAGCAGTCAGCGTTGATGTGTTTTTAAATGATTCGGTTTTACTTGATACAGTAAAAGCGGAATGGAAAGCGCAGCAAGGCAGGCTTGTGGACAGCATAGTCAATACCTACATCGAAAAGCTACAAATCATTGTAAGCAATGCTGTTCAGCGTGGTACTGCCATGATCGAAGTTGAAGAAGAAATCAAGGTACTGCTTAACACTACCGACAAGCGAGCAAAATTTATTGCAAGGAATGAGGTAGGCAATCTGAACGGCATTATAACGATGAGAAGGCAGGTTGATTGCGGTATAAGCGTGTATCAATGGTCATCGTCACATGATGAACGTGTCAGACCTTCTCATGCTGAAATGGATGGGAAATACTTCTATTGGAACAGCGATAAGATGGGCGAGATTAACGGCATAAAGGTTTATCCTTCTCCGAAATATCATCCGTGTATGGATTATAACTGCCGCTGCGTAGCATTACCTGTTATTGACCTGGAGCAATGGAACATGACAACAGCAGTTCCAATGGGTAGGGTTGATGTAAAGAAAAGCAAAGAATTAAGTTAGAAGGCATATGTAATTTGTCGCATATGCTTTTTATATACCCAAAAATAAGGAGGTGAATTTTTTGGGAAGTGTACAACGATATGAACGCATTGATTCATGGATGTTTGTTAGCGGTGCAGTTACTGACGCTGACGGCTTCTTGCGTGATTCTCCGATTGTGGCACGTACTGGCATCTATATCTACCAACAGCCAGACGGGACTATTAGACGAGAGTACAGACCGCCGGAGGAAGTGTTTGACACTGACAGTGAAGCAAGTTTTGTCGGCAAGCCTATTGTGGTAGGACATCCTGCCAGCGGCATTGTAAACAGTGATACCGCACAAGATTTAGCCATTGGCACGATTTTGTCCAGCGGTTATCCGAAGGACGAAACAAATATTGCCTGTGACATTGTTATCCATAATCCCTCTGCTATCGGTGAAAAGCGTGGCTTGTCTTTAGGCTACAGAGTGGATATTGAAGAAACTTCAGGCACTACGCCGGACGGACAGCAATATGATGCTATCCAGCGTAACATTCGTATCAATCATTTAGCCGTTGTTGATAGGGCACGTGCCGGAGCAAAAGCACGGCTTAATCTTGACGGTGACGAAATTATCGAAGGAGTAGAAACGAAAATGAAAATTAAAATTGATTCTGTTGATTTTGAAGTTGACGAGAAAATTGCCAACTACGTCAACTCTTTGCAAAGCAAAGAAGAAAACGCTCGTGTAAAGCTTGATACTGCTAACACTGAGCTTAAAACTGTAAAAGAACAAAATACCACTCTTAAAGCTGATGCTGACGCTTTGAAAGCTAAAGCTGATGCAATGACCGCAGAACGTGATGCTTTGAAAGCTAAAGTTGATGCTGCTGACGCTGAAAAAGAGAAAGCTGTAAAAGAGGCTGTTGAAGCTGTGAAGGCTGATATGCAGGAACGTGCGGAGCTGGAAGAAACCGCTAAAATTGCAAAGGTTGAAAAAACCGATGGCTTGACCAACGCTGAGTTAAAAGAAGGCATTGTTAAAGCTGCATTTGGTGAAAGCTTTAAGCTTGACGGTGTATCCGAAGCTTATATTAACGGCGCATATTCTGCTGCTAAAGAGATGCTTCGCAATGATAACGCAAAAAATCAAGCCTTAAAAGCTAAAGGCGGTGCTGAAAAGCAAGAAACTAAGAATGATTCTGCTAACGATGCACGTAGCCGCATGATTGCACGTATGCGCGGCGAAGAATAAGAAAGAGGTGAATACAATGGCAATTACTAATTATGCATTAACCATGGACAAAGCTTTTGCTGGTGCGCTGTATGATTTGTCCTCTCATACTGTAGATTCCTTTGCTGTTGAAGAAGCTGACGGTATTGGTGCTGCTTGCGCCGTTATCCGTGGCACTGACGCAGAGCATCAGGTGAAATCTCCGTCCGCATCCGGTGACGGTGCGAAAGTTATCGGAGTTACTCTGCATACTCATATTGAGCCGCCTGAAGCTGGCAAAAAATATTATCCGCAGAATTACACTGTTCCTGTTGTAACTAAAGGTCGTGTATGGGTAACTACCGGAGGTGCGGTTAACGCAGGTGACGAAGCTCATCTGAAGCTTGCTGACGGCACTTTTGTTAAAGATACTGTTGCTGCTGGCACTATCGAAGCTCTTGGCTGCGGTGCCAAATTTATCACTTCCTGCGATAAAGCAGGCTTGGCAGTTATCGAAATTGGTTAATTAGAAAAGAAGAGGTGAAATAGTAATGACTCAAATGCACTATGATGAATTAGACCTGAATGTTATTGAGCGTTGCGACGGCTTGCGTAAAGACGCAGGCGATACTATTTTTGTCGCAAAAGAACTCGAAGCTGTAAAGGCAAAAACCTACGACCAGAAATTCGCTAATCTTAATGCGCTGAAACTGTTTGATATGTCCTCTGACGTTGACCCCGGCGCTGATACTATCAGCTATCAGTCCTTGGGTTCTGTCGGCATGGCAAAGACTATCGCCAACTATGCAACCGACTTTACTCGTGTAGATGTACTGGCTGAAGAACACATTGCTAAAGTTATTGCTGGCGGTGCAGCATATGGCTACACCATGCAGGACTTGCGCCGTGCTGCTATGGCAAGAAAACCGCTGACTGCTCGCAAGGCTATTGCTGTTCGCCGTGCACTCGACGAATATATTAACCGCATTGCCTTTCACGGTGATGCTAAATATGGTGTTGTTGGTATCCTGGACAATCCGAACATTGGTAACTATACCGTTCCCGGTGACGGCTCCGGTTCTTCTACCAAATTCAAAGATAAAACCGCTGTTCAGATTCTGCGTGATATGAACGGCATTATTAATTCTGTTAGCAAGCAGACTAATGACGTAGAAAATCCTAATACCTTGGTACTGCCGCCGGATCAATACAACTACATTGCTTCCACACCTTATTCTGATGTAGTCGCAGATTCTATTCTGTCTGTGTTTAAACGCAATAACCCGGATGTAACTGTATTGAAAGCCAATGAGCTGGCTGGCGCAGGTGTAGGCGGCTTGGATATGATGATTGCATACGTTAAGGACGCAGACCATCAAACCTTGGAAGTTCCGCTGCCGTTCACTCAGCACACTATTCAGCAAAAAGGCTTGGAATTTGAAGTTCCTTGCGAGGTTCGTACCGCTGGCGTGTTGATTTACTATCCGCTGTCCATGAACAAGGCTTCTGGCATCTAATCTGACTATATACTGCCCTTTCGCATGAGAGGGCATTTTCTTTTTTAGGAGGAAAGTGAATGAAAGTTAAAAACATCTCTAAAGCTGTAATTAATATCGACGGTAAATATATCATGCCTGATCAGTGCGGCATCGTTGGTGATGAATGGGGCGAAAACATTATTGTAAAAGCCTACATCAAAGAACAAATGATTACTGTTGAGAAAGGCAATGCTAAAGAAGCAAATGTTGATGATATGGCAGCAGACCTTGCAGGACTGTCCGCTGAATCCAGCAAGCGTTCTTTGACTGCTTTCGCTAAGAAATACAATATTAATGTAGAGGGCGCAGAAACCGCAGAAGATATTTATTCCGTTATTTTTGCTTTTGTAAACATGGCAAAGAAAAATGTTAACGGAAACTAAAGATAAAATAAAGCAAGCTTTTTCTGTTATCTGCCCCGAACTGATTCTTACTGATGAAGAATTAGAAGTCTACATTAATCTTGTTTCGCCTATGTTGTCAGAAAGTGTTTTTGGCAATATGTATATAACAGCATTCGTTTATCTTATGGCGCATCACGTTGTCCTGCGTCAGCTTATTGCGCAGTATGGAGAAAATGGTTCATCTGATGTTGGTATCACAGGCTCTGTAACGTCGGAAAAAGAAGGTGACTTGCAACGTTCATATGGTGACAAGTCAGCTTCTTTCGATATGTTGGACAAGACGTACTATGGCATTGAATTTAAACGTCTGCGCTCTATGTGCGTTGTTCCGATAGTAACAAGATTGGATAATGCGTTATGAGTAGAGTAGAGGATAAAGATTTAGGTTTAAACCGTATCATACGAACGCTAAACAAAGACCTTGACGGCGTTGTGGTTAAGGTTGGTGTACAAGCTAAAGACAAAGCTGTACGGCGAGGGAAAGGCGGAAGCATTCGCAACACTGACCAGCCGTTGGCTGTTATTGCAGCGATACATGAATTTGGACTGGACGATATGCCCCAACGCTCTTTCCTGCGTTCTGCGTATGATGAAAATCTGCCTATGATTGACAAAATGATTCAACGTGTTGCCAATGGTGCTGTATTTGGACTAGGAACAAACGCTGCTCTTAATCAGTTAGGCAATGTTGTACAAGGTATGGTTCAAAGAAAAATCGTCGACGGACCGTTTGTCCCGAACTCTCCTGCTACAATAAAGCGCAAGAAAAGTTCTAAACCATTAATTGATACCGGGCATCTGCGACAATCAATTCGCTATGTCATTGAAAGAAAAGGTGCTAATCATGAGTAGTTTTAGAAAGCTGATAACTGTCCTGCGTTACAACGGCAGTCCTGAACTGCTTGCCAACGGAACCTATATGTATCCTACACCACAAGAGTTTAAAGTGTTAGCCAGTGTGCAGCCGCTTAAAGCTAATGAAATGATGTTGCTCCCTGAAGGTAGCAGGACGGCGAGAGCTGTAAAAATCTATACCGACAAGGAACTTTTTGTTGATGACCAACGCACAAACACAATGGCTGACCGCTTTAAATGGCGTGGAAAGCTTTTTGAAGTAGTTGCCAGCGATATTTTTCAAAGTGATGTTATTAACCATTACCGTGCATATGCAGTAGAGGTGAGCGAATTTTGAAAGAAGCTAATACTCGTACTGACGTATTGAATTTTTTTATTTCAGCATTACAAAAAATATATTATCCGATTCCTATTCGCAGAGCAAAAATGAAACCTCCAGCTGTAAATGAATTAAACATCGTCGTTGATCTTCTGTCTGAACGCAGTATAGGAAACGAGGTTGTTTTTTTATCTGAAACAGCACAGTACAGCAATGCAGGTATCATCGAAGCTACGTTAAACATACAAGCTCTCGGCGATGGTGCTGTTGAACTTCTGTCGAAGCTTAAACTTTATCTCGAAATGCCGGATATGATTAACTTGTATGATTCTGCAAATGTGGCTATAAACAGTGTCGAGCAAGTGCAAGACATTACAACTTCATTGGATGGCAGGACGTGGCAGGAACGAGCGTCGGTTGATTTGACTGTTTCGTACTGCCGTGAGCTGCTTAGCCAGGGCGCAGAATGGTTTAACAAATTAGAAATAAACGGCACTACGAATAACGGCAAGGATAAAGAAGAACGCCCTGCTGTAGATGGTGAAATTGTAAAAGTTGAAATCATGGGAGAATTAGAAAATTAAGGAGATGAAAATATGGCAAATATCGACAGATTAGTCAATGTGCAGATTGCTTTGAATACTACAGGTATTTCGTCTAATGGCTTTAATACACTGATGATTGTATCTGCACATGAGCACGCTGCTCCGGCGTATGTATTGACCATTACGGACGCTGACCAGCTTTTAGATTTAGGTTGGAACGCTGAGGATGCTGTGTATAAAGCTGCATTACAGGCTTTTAGCCAGATTCCGCATTATGAGAAAGTTAAAATCGGCAGAATGAACTCTGATAGCTCCGCTGCTGATAACATGAATAAGATTTGTGCTGTTGACAACGATTGGTATGGTTTGTGCTATGTTGACCGCACATCTGCAAAAATCATGGAAATGGCAGAATGGGTTGAAGCTCATACAAAGCTGTATGGTACATCTGTTGCCGAAGCCGATGCGTTGCAGGCTGGCGTTGCAACAGATACAGGCAGTAAGCTGAAAGCGAAAAATTATTATCGCACTTTTGTTTTTTATCATAAGGAAGCAGAAAAGGAATTTCCTGAAGCAGCTGTAATGTCCAGATGCTTTACTGTATATCCCGGCGGTGAAACCTGGGCAAACAAGAAACTTTCCGGTATTTCAAATGATGATTTAACCGAAACAGAATATCTTGCATTGACTGCCAAAAACTACAATACCTTTGAAAACTTCTCGGAGAACGTCAGCATTACTCAAAACGGCAAGACTTGTGCAGGTGAATGGATTGATGTTATCCGTTTCCGTGACTGGCTTGTCGAAACCATTAAAACAGAAGAATTTGCAATGCTTATTAATCGTGAGAAATTGCCGTACACTGATGCTGGCATTGCGCTTGTAGAAGGTGTGCTGAATAAAGTTCTAAAGCTTGGTCAAGACCGTGGAGGTATCGCTCCGACTGAATATGATGATGATGGCAACAGAAATCTTGGCTACACCATTACAGTTCCTAAAGCTGCTAATATTAGCGCAAACAAGAAAGCGCAAAGAGTTCTTGACGATGTAAAGTTTACTGCTCGTCTGGCAGGTGCTATCCATGCTGTCAACATTAAAGGTTCTTTGACATATGAGAATCTTATTCAGAAAGCTTAAAGGAGGGTAACAAATGGCAAGAGTAAAAACATACGACCCGAAGAAAGTTAAAGTACTGTTCGGCTCTCTTATCTTGACTGGCGTTGATGAAGGCACTTTTATTAATGTTGAAACGCAAGGTGACGGAATTTCCGCTATTGTCGGCTGTGACCAGGAAATTGTCCGCAGTATTGACCCGTCCTCTGTCTTAAAGCAAGTTACTGTTACTCTGTTGCAGTCCAGCTCCAGCAATGCAGCGTTAAGCTTGATTCAAGATGCAGACAATCAAAATGGTGCAGGCTTGTTGCCGTTGGTTATTAAGGATTTAAGCGGTGACAGCGTTATGGTTAGCGATCAGGCATGGATTGTTAAGAAGCCTAACTTTCAGCGTGGCAAATCTGCTTCTGACGGAAAATGTGAATGGGTATTCATGGCTGTTGTTCCCGACGAAGCATTTTTAGTTGGCGGTCATAGCTAAGGAGTAGAAAATGAGACAGGCAAAATTTGAAGTAAAGAACAGGAAAATCGGTGCGAATACCTTTTATGTTCGTGCTTTTCCTCCGTTGCAAGGCTTGAAACTGTATGGTGACTTACAGAAAGCTATTACTGCTGCTTTAAAAGGCGGTTTAACATCTAACGGTGAAACGGAAAATATGAAAGAAGCATTATTAGGTGCTCAAATCAATATCGGTGCCATTCTTGCGCAGTTGGGCGAAAGCTTTAATGGCGAAGTGCTGGCACAGTTCTCTGAACGTCTGCTTGATGCTGAATACATCAGTGTTAAGATTAAGGGCGAAGAAGAAGCTGTTATGCTGACAGAAGATGTTATCAATGAGCTTTTTACTGGTAAGCTTGTTGAACTGCTTAAGCTTGAAAAATTTATTATTGAGGTAAATTTCGGAGATTTTTTCGCTTTAATTCCCAACCTCTCTGGAGTCCGCGAGATGTTGGTGAGCAAGTAGAAATTCCCGGCACCTTATCGCCAACACTAACCGCTGAATCTTTTATTTGGCGGCCAGTGTTGGCTAAGGTAGTTACTGTTACAGAAATAAAAGAAGGTACTGTTACATTAAGCGACTTATGCAAAATAAACGCTCTGCTTGATATGCAGAGTGATGTACAAAGATATTATCTTGACCACCCTAAAAAGAAAGGAGCTGATGCGCCGTGGACGTAAGAAGTTTAGCTATTGCGATTGGCTTCAAAGTAAATAACTCGAATGTTAAGCAAGTAGAGCAGACAACCAAAAAAGTTAAAACAGGACTTGAACGTGTTGGCGATTCTGCTGATAAAGCTGGCAATAAAGTAGATAGTTTATTTTCGAAGTTAAGCGGTCTGGCTATGTTCGCTGGCGTTTCACTAACTCTTGGAAGCATCGTTAAAACGATTGACGAATGGAAGGTTATTGAAGGTCAGGTAAACAACGTAACCAAAAGCCAGCAGGAATCAAAAGCTGTTCAAAAAGAGATTTACAATATTGCAAGCCGTACTCGTCAGCAATATAAGTCTACGGCTGAGCTTTATACATCTGTTGCACGTAATGCGCAGGAGTTGAAGAAAAGCACTAAAGACATTTTGCTGTTTACCGAAGATGTTTCAAACGCAATGTTGCTGGGTGGCGGTGATGCTTCATCTCAGCAAGCTGCGTTGGTACAGTTAGGTCAGGCTTTGGGTTCCGGTACGTTGCGTGGTGATGAATTAAACTCCATTATGGAGCAAGCACCCAGACTTGCAAAAGCTATTGCCGAAGGCATGGGCACTACAATCGGACAGTTAAGACAGATGGGCAGCGAAGGCAAATTAACTGCACAAGATGTTTTTAATGCTATTCGTGGGCAATCTGACCGCTTAAAAATGGAGTTAGGTAAAATGCCTTGGACTGTTGGACAGGCAACCAACAAAATGCAAAATGCGCTTGGAAAATTTTTTAAAGAATTTGAGGACAAGACAGGCATCGTTGACGGCATAGCAAAACGCATGGCAAAATTTGCAGACTACATCGAGAACATTAATCTTGATAACTTTATTTCCGGTCTGCGAATTGCAGCGATTTACGCAGGTATTCTTTTCGGCATGGCAAAATGGAGCAGTTTTGTAATGATGATTGGAACTGCCGTGAAATGGATTGTAGCTATGAGAGATGCTTTAATTTTGGCAACTGGAGCGCAAATAGCATTTAACAGCCAAACACGAAGGGGAGCTGCTATGCAAATGCTATTAATGGGTAAATTCTTATTAATTGCAGCTGCGATTGCTCTTGTTGTTTTACTTATACAGGATTTTTATAAGTGGGTAACTGATCCGAAGGCAGACACCATGATGAAACGCTGGTTTGGCGATTTTGAACCTATAAAAAATAAATTCATTAACTTTAAAGATAGCGTTATTCAATGGTTTAGTGATATTGGAACAGCTATCGCTTTTGTGCCTAAACTTATCTATGAGTTATTTAAATTGGCATTCGAAGGTATTTGGAATTTAACTTCTTGGTTATGGGAAGGAATAGGCAATGCTTTTGTTTCCGGTTTTGCTGCGATAGGCTATGTTATCGCCGGAGTGATTATGCTGTTTGTTAACGCTTTCAGGTTTATACAAGACAGTTTAACAGTATTGGCTACTTTCTTTGCAGATACCATAAATTCGGGATGGCAGCTAATAACTGGCTTTTTTGACAACATGATTAAGTGGGTGAAAGACGCTATTAAGTGGGTTGACCAATTAATCAGCAAGTTAAACATCATGCAAGGCGTAAAAGATTTTGTAAACAACAATATCATTAATCCTATTTCAGATTTTGGCAGCACTGCCGTAAACCGTTTGTTAGGTAATCCGACTACTACGAACACTTCTTCTAACATTTCCAATAGCGGTAATACGACGAATTACATTCAAGTTACAACTGCCAGCACTTCCCCGGAAGCTACAGCAACTGCGGTAGGCAATGTTGTTAGTCGCAATAACGGCTGGCCAGTTGCTAACTACTTTCCTTTAAGCGAGGCGAAGTAATATGCTGGCAGATATTTTAGGTTACAACATTAAAAATCCTACGCAAGTTGGTTCTCTTAAGGTTGATATAGTAAAATCTTTTGAATACACCTATGATCAGGACGTAACAGGACATCCGGTAGAAACAGGCTTTGAAATTGCTGACCATATTGTCAACAAGCCTTTAAAACTGACAATGACCGTCGGCATTTCTTCTACTCCTGTAACGTGGTTCTATAAGAATGGGTGGGGAGAAAAGAAATTTGCTAACGGTCTACAGCTTTTAGAGGAAATCAGAGATAAGAAAGAGCCTGTGACTATCATTCGCCCGGAAAAGAAATATGACAACATGGTTATGACTTCTTGCCGAGTAAGCAAGCAGGATTCGTCTAAAAGTATTATTTATGCTGACTTAGCTTTTCAGCAGATTGTTAAAGTAACAACGCAGACAACAACGATACCGGAGAATGTCGTTACTGCATCACAGGAAGAAAACGCAGGAGAAACTGCGGCAAACGCAGGCGCAGGAAAAACATCCTCTGTTGACGTTGGCGGAGGTTCTGCTAACATCCCTGGCAGTAACGGTTCTGGTTGTATTAGTGATTCTCTAGGAAGCGAAACCTCAACAAATAAAAGCTGGCTTGCTGGCGGAGTAGATAATATTAAAAGCGGATTAGGATTGCTGTTTTAGGAGGTAACATGATTACGATTAATTTTGCTGATGGCAACGATGTTGTTTTTAGCGTTCCTTTTGACGGCAAGAAATATAAAGTAAGAATGTGCTGGAACCATGAAGGGCAATTTTGGGCATTGCACATTTGGGACGCTAACAACAATGTAATTCTTGCTAACGCTTGCGTTGTGCCGAAATTTCCCTTGTTGATGAACCATCACAAAAGTAATGCTCCTAGGGGAGAAATACTTGTCTTGACAGATAAAGAAAGTGTTGGCAGAGATGACTTTCAAAGCGGTGCTGCAACTCTTGTATATTGCTCTGAAGATGAATTTTACGGAGGTTAACCATGGCACAGTTTGACCGCATCTATAAAATTACTCTAGGCGTACAAGGTTCGGACGGTGTTGTTATTGAAGCGAAGGCGAAAGAACAAGGATTAGAAATTGAGTTCGACATTGCAAAAAGTCTTGCTAAGCAAAGCAATTCCTGTTCACTGAAAATTTATAACTTGTCAAAAGCGACAGCCGATAAATTGGAAAGAGCAGATACAATCTGCATCCTTGAAGTAGGATACAGTGAGGACGCTGGCTTGAAAAGAATTTTCATCGGCTGGGTAACCGACTGCTATTCGTACATTAGCGGTTCTGACAAAGTAACAGAGATGAAGCTTTATGATGGGCACGTTGCTATTCGTGATAGCATCGTGTCCTTGTCTTATGCTAAAGATGTTAGCAGGAAGAAAGCTATTGACGATGTGGCAACAGATATGGGACTTGTAGTGACGTATGCTGATGATTGCGAGTTTACGACGTTTGCGAATGGCTTTTCTTTTGTCGGTGCAGGACGTGAGTGTCTTGATAAAGTTTGTGCTGGCACTGACTTGGAATGGAGTATTCAAAACAATACCTTGCAGATTATTAAGCAAGGCGGCAATACCAATGTGCAGGCTATAAAGCTTACTCCTGAAAGCGGATTAATTGGTTTTGTTGAAAAACTTCTTAAAGGTCCAACAAAAGCAGCAAAACAAAAAACAAGCAAAAAGACTACCCAACCTAAAAGGGATAAAAAAGCAGGCTGGAATGTTAAATGCCTGTTACAGCCTGTATTAAACCCAGGTGATTTGGTTTATATTGATTCGCAGGAAATAAAAGGCTGGTTCAAAATAGAAAGCTTAAAGCATAATGGCTCGTATAGCGGGCAGAACTGGTATACGGAGCTTGAAGTGTATGAAATTGTACCGAAGGAGTGATTGGATATGAGCCTTGATGCAACAGCAGATACGCTTGAAGGATTGGAAAATCTTATGCAGCAAAAAATAGGCAACATTCACACTTGCTTGCCTGGTACAATTTTGTCATTTGATGCTTCTACTTGCCTTGCTATCGTGAAGTCAACGTTAAAGAAATTTACCTCCGACGGCAGAGTTCTTGGATACCCGGTTATTGATGGTGTTCCTGTTTTTATGCCACACGCAGGAGCTGCACAGATTACTTATCCTGTAAAGCCTGGAGATAGTTGCTTAATTGTTTTTTCAGAACGCAGCATTGATGAATGGCTATGTGCTGGAACTGATGATAACCATGATCCTCGACAATATGATTTGACTGACGGCTTCTGCTTTGTTGGAATGATGCCGTCACAGTCAATATCTGCCGAAAATGTTGAAGTTATTAACGGCGGTACGAAAATTAGCCTTACACCTGGCAACACGATTAATGTTGTCGGAAATATTAATGTTCAAGGTTCGATAACGTGCAGCGGTGACGTGCTTGGCGGCGGCATTAGCCTTATCGGACATACTCATACAGCTCCGCACGGTGAAACAAGTTCGTCGCACTGAGGTAAAAAATAATGAAAAAAGAAGAAGTTATAATAGCCTACAAAAAGCAGAAAGGAGCTTGCATTGTAGCGTTTCCTACGCTGACAAGCTCGTGGACGTATTTTGTCCAGATTGAAAAAGCTATTGATAGTTATTTTAGTAATGCTGATAGTGTGTCTGATGCTGTTCGTGCTGTTATTCGTGGCGCTTATGTATCGCAGACAAAAGCGGCGTTAAAGTGTGAAGATGATGAAAAATACGGCATTAAATACAATGCTGATGTAGGCAGTATTGATTTAACGCCGTATTGGTATGCGTGGGAATGGCTGAAAGAAAATCTTGCCGATAAAATCAGATATACTACATCTGAAGCATCGACACAGGCAGAAGGCAGTGCTGGCGAAAAGATTATTGATGCTGAACAGCCGGAGTTTGATGCTATTGTTAAAGATATTTCGGCAGCTAGGGTTACTGAAGCTGCGCATATTAATGATTATGCGGAATCATTTTGGCAAGGTAACAGCAAGATGGATTTTATTTGCCTTGTAGAGGATAGAGGTAATGTTGTAAAAACACCCGATAAGAAAGCGATTGTTGAAGAGCTTTATATTGATTGTGGTTTGCTTACACAAATTCAAGAGAACGGCTTGGATATATATGTTCCTAGTTATTTAGGAGGTGTCAGCAATGCTTGACCTTGCTTTAAACGCAAAGACACATGATCTTGCACTTAATGGAGATGTAATGTTTATTGATGATGTTGAGCGTGTAGCACAGCAGATAAAAATACAGTTGCTTACTTTTCTTGGCGAATGGTTTTTAGACGTTACGCATGGCGTACCTTATCTCGAATATGTGCTTGTAAAAAATCCTAATTTTACGCTGATTAGAGAGCTTTTCCGTGAGCAGATTTTAAAGGTTGACGGAGTAAGCAATTTAGTCAGCATTGATATTGATTTTGAATCTGCTACACGAAAAATGTTGTTAAGCTATGAAGCGGAAACTGAATACGGCATGATTGTAAGGAAGGAGGTTTTAGGCTATGGAGTACGGAGTAACAGTTAACGGTTTTGTCAGAAAGCGTTTGCCGGAGATAAGAGAAGATATTTTTAAAAGCCTGGAGCAAAATTTAGGCTCAACAGTCAGCCGTCAGCCTAACAGCATGATAGGCGTTCTCGTTGGTGTGTATGCTGCTGAGCTTGACCGAATGTGGCAGCTTTTAGAGCGTGATTATTATGACCGTTCGCCGATTAGTGCTAGCGAAGGCAGCTTAGACAATACGCTTGCTTACACTAATGTACAACGAAAGAAAGCTCAGGCAAGCTATCTTTATGCTGTTTGTTATGGACGCAGCGGAATGGTTCTTCCTGCTAACTGCCAGATCAAAGATGCGTCCGGCTACAAATGGAATATTATTGAAGAAAGCACGATTACTCTTAATGACTGCGTACATGTAACCCTGGAAGTTGAAACACCAACTAAAGGAAAAATTTACAGTGTACAGTTTGATAATGATGCAGTTATAAAGTACACAGCACAAGAAAATGATACTGCGTTGGTTGTCGCTGTTGCCTTGGCTTCTCAGAGCGTTGAAAAGTGGCAAGGCAGTATTGTTGAAGGCAAGCTGGTTTTTGAACGCTCAGACAGGAGATATGGAGCTGTGGTTGTGCCTAACGAATCATTTGTAGTAACGCAGGTTGGCAGTCCTATTCGTTTTGACTGTGAAGAATACGGAGAAATCGAACCTTTGCTAAATAGCGTGAATTATATCAACACAAATTATGACGGCTGGTTTTCTGTTAGCAACGAATCTGAAACATATGTAGGTCGTGACTACGAAACAGCATCCGAAGTTCGTCAGCGTTATGCGTCTGCTGTGTTCAGAAACAGCATAGGAATGAAAGAAAGTATTAAGGCTGCATTACTTGAATTGCAGGACGTTACCAGCGTAACTATTTATGAAAACCGCACTGATGAAACAGTTGATGGCTTAAAACCTCATTCTTTCCAGGCTATTGTTTTCGGTGGTGATGAAGAAGCTATTGCTCGCACTATCTTAAATGTTGCACCTTTAGGCATTGATACAAACGGCGATATTTGCGTTCGCATTGAGGACAGCGAGGGTGCAGAGCAAGATGTATGCTTTAGCCGTCCGCACGAGGTACAGATTTATGTCAAAGTTGTCATTAAAGAATATAACGAAGAAATTTTACCTGGTGATGCAATCGACAAAATTAAAAATATCGTTGTCGAACAGATTGGCAAACTGTCGATGGGTAATGATGTTATTTATCAGCGTTTTCTTGGTCCTATTTACAGCGGCGTTGACGGCATTAGCTATATTGAGTGCAGCGTGTCTAAAGATAGTCAAACGTATAAACAGGAAAACATTTCGATTGAACGTAGCGAGCTAGCAGTAACAAAGCTTGCTAATGTTACTGTAGCTTTGGAGTTGTAACCATGACTACAAGCGAAAGAATGTATAACCATTTGTTAAGTCAGTTTCGAAACAAGCCTAACATTAAAGCTTTTCTTAATGCCGTTGGAAATGAACTCGACAGCATAGATAAAGTAAGGGAGCAGATAAGGACACAGATATGGCCAGATACGGCAGTTGGTAAGCAGCTTGATATGTGCGGTGAAGTCGCTGATATTTCTCGCCGTGTTGAAAATGCTATTGCAATGGATTTTTTTGGGTTTCCTGATCATGGCAACATGGGATTCGGGCAAGCTCCGTTTAGACGTATGTATGATAATTATCTTACATCCAGCGACTTAAACGACCAGCATTACCGACTTGCTGTTATCTCTAAAATTGAGAAAAACACCACGGACTGCTCTCGTGTTAGCACAATACATAGCATAAAGAATGTTTTTAATGTCGAACGTGTTTCAGCAGTTAATGCAGGAAATGCTAAAATGCGCATAGGAATAGGGCGTGTAGTAACTAGCAAGGAAAGCCGTTTGATTGATGCACTGAATCTTATTATCCGTGGCGCAGGCATCGGCGTTATTTATGTCTATTCTTTTGATGCTGCGAATACATTTGGTTTTAGCAGAAGCGGAGAAAATCCCTATAGGTTTAAAGGCTTTAATCAAGGAACATTCGCAAGGATTATAAAGGTGAAAGGGGGACTTGTTGAATAATGGTAATGAAACAGCCTACTTTTGATTTGATTTTTGGTAGTAGCGCAAGCATTGGTGAAATGATTGATTCTTGGCCAGAGCTTGATTACTTGCGTGGCTGGGGGTATCTTGACAAAGGAGAAGCACCGCCGCTTGAATACTTTAACAAATTGCAGAATGTTAGCGATTTAAAAAGCCAGTACCTTTTTAACAGCTTAAACATTCGCAAGAACAGTACATCTTATGCAAATGGTGACATTGTGTTGTCACCAAACTTGCCTAAAAGTGTTGTTCTAGCTTGTATTGTTGGCGGTGATACTGCTGTAAGTGAACCGGATTTTAGCAGAGCTACAATCGGTGCAACTTATGTAGACGGTTCGGTAGCCTGGGAAGTTATTCCACGAGCTTATAGGTTACAGACAGCAACAAATGTTGAAATTCAGAATTTGATTACAAAGGAGCTGGCATAATGGCTAACTTGCAAAAATTAATTGATCTTGACGGATTAAGCTATTTTTTAGGACAGATTAAAGCTAAATTTGTTCGTTCTGTGAATAATATAAAACCTGATTCTAGTGGCAATATTAATATCGCTAATATGACAGGTGCAACATATTACAGTTCTGGTAAAGCAGGACTTGCGCCAATTCCGGCGGCAGGAAAGCAGGATATGGCGTTATGCGGCGATGCTACATATAAAGTTCTTCCTATTGCTGGTGGCGGTACAGGACAAACTACTGTTGCTGGTGTTCGTTATGTTTTGGGTTTAGGTAATACAAACGGAGCGTTGCCTATTGCTAATGGTGGCACAGGAGCTGCAACCGCCGAAGCTGCAAGAAGAAATCTAGGTATTGATAGTGTAGGTGTAACAATGATTACCTATACAGAATAAGAGGTAAATTATGGCTAATAAGGTAGATGTAATTACATCGTGGAGCAATGCTGGAACTTATACCTTTACTGTTCCGGAAGGCGTTACTGAAATTACCGTAGAGATTTCAGGAGCTGGTGCTGGCGGTTACGGAAGAAACTACAATGACAGTGGCAGTAGCGGTAGCGTTGGCGAATCAAGCGGCGGCGAAGGCAACTAAGGTGCTTATGAAAAATTTTAGCGAAAACATACATAAGCTTAATGACCTTGGGGCTATTTATCTTTTCCTTGGTACTGCTTGCAATATGTCATGCAGACATTGTGTTCAAACACCTATTAAAAGTTGCTTTAATCTTGCTCCGCATGGAAAAGAGTTATCGCAAGATGTTAAAGACTTTATAGTTATGTGGAGTAACCTGCCTTGGAAGTACGCTGAAAATAATCCTCGCCGATTATATTTTTGGGGCGGAGAACCTTTGCTTTATTGGGAAACCGTTAAGAAGCTTGTGCTTGAATTTAAGAAAAATGGAGTAAAGAGTGTTAGTTATAGAATTTTCAGCAACGGATTACTTTTAAATGATGAAATAGTTGACTTCTGCAATGAGAATAATATTTGGTTTATTATGAGTTACGATGCACCAAACGCAAGAGCGGCGAGAAATGCAGTACCTAGTAAAGAAGCTTGCAAGAAATTTTTACGTATAAGGAAAAGAACGGTTAATACTGTTTTTAATGCTATTAATGATAATATGGTAGAAGCTTTTGATTGGCTACATTATACGTTTCCTGGAACAGAAATTACTTGTGGTCTTATGAATGTGTTGAGTGAGCATACGCCGCTTGACCTATATCAATTTAAGCCTAATGCAGTAAGAAATGCAGTTAAAAATTTGTGGTTAATCGCAAATTCTGATAGTGAGATTGCTCCCTATATTCGACATTGGTTTTACTCAAAAATCTTGCGTGTAAGGGGTTTTAACAAAGAAGAATTTTACAAATATCCTTATCCGCCTTGCCGTCCTGCTGTAGTAAGCCTTAGCGTAAATTTTAACGGAGAAATTATGCTGTGTCATAATACTGATAAGATTGTAGGGCATATTACAGATGACTTTACAGAGCTACAGGAAAAGCATAGAAAAATTTTTGAGGAACTTTTGCCTATTAAATGTAAGACTTGTGAGCATTTGGATATTTGCCGTTGTATTTGTCCTATTGCAGTACAAAAAGACGGTGAGTTATGCCATTGTGATTACTTGCGAGAGTTTTGGAGAGCAATAAAAGAGGTGATGTAGAAATGGCTATAGGTTATGGAGAACGTGTAAAAAGAGTTATTAGTGTTATACCCGGAACGCAGTACACTGTTACTATTGGTGCTGGTGGAAAAGGTGGAGAAGGTGTAACAGCCTACAATTCTGATTATGTTTATGGTACAACAGGAGAGGCTTCTTCTGCATTAGGTGTAACTGCTAGAGGTGGGAAGTATACTGGAAGCAGTAGCACTAATTACTCTAATGGTGGTTCTCCCGTTGGTAGTTCAAGTAATGCACAAGGCAGTACAGGTGGTAATGGTGTAGACGGATTTTGTATTTTATCTTATAAGGTTGATAAAGATACATATTCCAAAAAAATGAGTAGCATTCCAAAAAATGTTTTTGAGGTGCAAAAAAAAGACCGCTCAAAGTATCTGCTGTATAAAGATGTAGTTATATTAAAGCGTACAAGGCTTGTCTATAAAAATGTAGGTACTTACAGTTTGAGAGTTCCTGCTGGCATTACAAAATTATATGTTACTGGTTGTGGTGGTGGTGCAGGTGGAATCACTGTTGGTGCTTATAATTCCTGTCCTACGTTGGATATGAAAGCAGGAAACGGTGGAGATACGAAAGTTGGCAGTTATGTTATTTCCGGAGGACAAGGAGCAACTGCTACTTTAAGAAGCGGTGATGTAATGACTGTTAATCAGCCTGCTGCTTCTAAAAACGGCGTAAGAGGGCAATATGTTACCGCTAGAAACAGAGATTTTTCTGTACATGGATATGGTTTTTTACTTAACAAGAATGGTGTTGCTTCTTTAGCAAACGTAATGGATAAGGTTGGATACTACTATGCTAATGTATTAGGGACGAAAGACAGCGTAACTTATACATCTACAGGAACATTTGAATCATTTAATATCTATGGTGCAGGTGGCGGTTCATATCACTTTTTTGATACTGATGGCACTTCTAATCAAATTGGTGTTGCAGGAAATAGTGGTGCTTATGTTACTGATGCAGAGGTTGAAGTAACTCCGAACAGCACTATTCAAATTGTTGTAGGCGCAGGAGGTAAAAACACCTTTTACAGTAATGACCGTGACCGTGCAAAAAGATTTAGAGTGAGTGACGGAACGCAAGGTTTTGTTATTATTGAATACGGTGGAACAACACCGTATATACCTACAGTAAATAAATAAGGAGGTAAAAAATGGCAAGTACAACAGGTAAGTTAGATAAAATTCATGTATTCCCTAGTTATAATAGCTTTAATAAAAACATTTCTAGTGTTAACAGTAATGATTTTGCTTTTGTTAAAACAGATTTATTAGATAAGTTAGCAGGAAACACTGCACCTACACTTGTAGCATTAATTGATTGGGATACCATGAGAACAAGAAATGGCGGTACAGATGTAAGGAATATTAACAATACTTCTACAGGAATTAGAGCTTATGGTGGTGATTCTTCTTTCCCAACAACATCAGGTGGAAGTGACAACACGAGGAGTACAATAATGCTTAAAGAATCTTACACACTGTATGATAAGATTTTGGTGGTTGGAAGTGGCGATACTGGTAGTGATATTAAATACGAATTGCATGATGTTTGGAATTTACAAAAAGCATTTTCTGAAGGATATAGTTTTTATCTTATTAATGACTATAGTTCTTATTGGTGCCTGTATTCAGGGGTGCAATCTGGAACAACTACTCACCTTCTTTCGACAGATACTATTTGGTACAATGCATCCCAAAACAGCTCTATCATTGAAATTTATGGAGTTAAGTATTAAAGAGGTGAAATAAATGTTTTATTTGTTTAAAAACAAAAAAGGTATTGCTATTAGTATTTCCGAAGATTCTTTAAAAAACTACATTGCAGGCATGGATAACGGCGTTGACGAGTATGTCATCAAGAATATTAGTTCTTCTGCTACTCCTACTGATTTATCCCTCAATGAAAACGGTGATGTTGTTTTCCCAAAAGATGATGAGGAACTTATTTTAGCATTTCAAAAGAAACTTAAGCTGAAAGAGATTAATGAATGGACGGCAAGTAAAATTACAGGTGGTTTTGTTAGTGAAGCAAGCGGAGAAAAAGTCACCTATGATAGTGATGTAGATACGCAACTGACCATGCAAGGCATTGCTCTTAATGTAAATTCAGAGCAGTTTGCTGAAAAATATTCCATCGGTTGCCCTGTTCGTGGTTATAAAGACGGTGAAAAAGAAAAGACAATTCAATATCTTAGTGCTAGTCAGGTGTTACAGTGGATGGCTGACCTGTCTATGCACATCGGCAGCTGCAAACAAGCAGGCTGGAAAAAACAGGCTGAAGTAGAAGCTTGCAAAACTGTTTTTGAACTCAACAATATAGAATTGTAAGAGGTGATAGCGGTGTTTAAAGTTGATGACAACAATATCAGAATGATTAGAGGTGATAGCGGTGTTTTCAACATCAGCATTACCGATATTAACGGCAGGAATATTGAGCTAACTGACAGCGATGTGTTAACATTTACGCTTCGTCGCACAGCACGTAACCCGACTATCGTTCTGCAAAAAGTTATTGTTAATGGTGAACTTGATATTAAGCCAGCAGATACTGAAGGGTTAGCGTTTGGAGCTTATGTATATGACATTGAGCTTCGCCGTGCTGATGGCTACGTTGATACAGTTATTCCGCCACATGAGTTCCTCTTAATGGAGGAGGTGACCTACTAATGAGGTTACAAGGCGTATTAACAGCTGCTAAAGGTGAGCTGCATGGTAATTTATCACCGAACAAAGGTAACCTACATGGGATGTTATCGGCACGGAGTATCGGTGCTGATATTTATGACGGAGCTTATACGGTACACTCCGAAGCTCATGAAGTGCAGATATTACCGACGGCGAACAAACAATTAACAAAAAATATTACTGTTGAAAAAATTCCATATTTCGAAACGTCTAATTTGTCTGATGGAATTACGGCATACATAGGAAGTGAGGTCGAAGTAATTTATGGCTGAAAAAAACATCTCTAAAGTAGTGTATGGAGGAAAAACATTAATTGACTTAACCGCTGATACTGTTACAGCAGATAAGATATTGAGCACATATACTGCTCACGATAAAAGTGGTGCGCCGATTGTAGGTACGTGTACTTTTAATGCCGATACATCCGACGCGACAGCGGCAGGCGCAGAAATTCTCTCCGGAAAGACAGCCTATGTCAATGGCGTAAAAATTACAGGCGAGATGAAGAACAATGGCGCTGTTAGCGGCGTGATTAGCAAAAAAGCTGATAGCTACACCGTGCCTATTGGTTACCATGACGGCGCAGGCAGGGTAGCGATCAGTACCACGGAGCAGGCTAAAATTATTGCAACCAACATCAGGGCAGGCGTATCCATCTTAGGTGTAATAGGTACGATGAGCGGCACAGAGAGTGTCAAGGTACAAGCTAAAACTGTTACGCCGACCACGACACAGCAAACCGTGTTGCCTGACAGTAGTCAAGGTTTTAATTACCTCTCGCAAGTTACCGTTAACCCTATCCCGTACAACGAGAGCGACAATGCTCAGGGTGGGAAAACCGTTACCATAGGCTAAGGAGTGTAAAAAATGGCAGTAAATAAAATTATTTATGGCGGTAAAACGCTTGTCGATTTGACAAGCGACACCGTCACTGCCAACGATTTGGCAGAGGGGATCACAGCGACTGCGGCAGACGGCAAGAAGGTTGTCGGCGTGATGACAAAAGGCGAGATAGCGAGCTATGACGAGATAGACAATGCGCTTGCTTTAGCAGGTACAGGCACAATCCCCAGCGGTGGCATTGTCCCCATTGCACAGGGTGGCACAGGAGCAACAACAGCGGTACAGGCAAGAGCTAACCTTGGAGCTGTTGCGGCAGGTGATTTGGCGAGCGTTGCTAAGAGCGGCAGTTATAATGACCTGCAAAACAAGCCTGCAATACCGTCAACGGCTAACACAAAGCTGACAGGCACAACCACGGCGGAGACGTTGACCGTCACAGGTGCGCTTAACATCCCCGGCGGCAAGATATGGATAGGGTGATGATATGGCAAAATTATATATCCAACAAACAGGCGGAACGGCTGTAGGATGCAACATCTACGCAACCGCCGCTGAAGCAGGTGACAAGGCGTTGCGTGTAGGTAATGGCTATGTAGCATTAAAGCCTATCACCGACAGCAACGCTACGGCAGGACGTGTCAGCATAGGCGGTGTAACGTATGCAATCGCGGCAAAGCACGAGAGCGGTGGCGGCACAACTGTGCCTTATACGGAGAAATCATGGACAACAGCGGGAAGTTATACATTTACTGTCCCCGACGGCGTATCTCGCCTGCGTGTAGCCTTATGCGGTGGCGGAGCTGGTGCTGGTGGCTTTGGTTCCGGCAATACTGGCGGCGATACACGAGCGTTTGACTTATTTGCGACAGGCGGCGAGGGTGGCTCGGCGTGGACATATGGCAACGGCGGCACTCCCAACGGTTACGCGTCTGACGGCAATAAGGTTACTGACGGCTTTGCGTTATCTTTTGATAAGGCGAGCGGCGATTACGGCAAGGGTGGCAATTACGGCGGCTCGGGTGGTTACGATAGCCAATATGTTACTGTTGCCGCAGGGCAAAGCTACACGCTTACTGTTGGCGGAGCTGGCGGCAGCGGCGGCACAGGCGGTTTTGTATTGATAGCTTATGGAGGTGATATTTGATATGGCGAAATTGATAGACCTTAACGGACTTGCTCATGTTTACAGCATTATCAAAGGGATGCTTGCCGAGAAGTTGGGTAAAAACGATGTTGCTACGGTTGCAACATCGGGCAGCTACAATGACCTTAAAGATAAGCCTGCCATTCCAACAGTGCCAACAAAGGTATCAGCGTTTGCAAATGATGCAGGCTATTTGACGCAGCATCAGTCTTTAGATGGTTATGCGAAAACATCCGGCGCAAACACATGGACAGCGGAGCAGAGCTTAAACAACGTCAACATCACATATGAGCGTTATGCGGCATCGTCTGTCAGCGGCACATCGGCTACACCGACAGCATCAACAGCAGTGTATGCTGCAACAGGCAATTTTACGCTTGATTTAAACAGCATTGCTGGCAGCCTTACCAACGGTCAAACAACTGTGTTTACGGCACGCATTAACGCTACTGCTGATTATACGCTGAGCATCAATATCGACGGCGTTATCAGCTATATCGGTAAGGCATCAGATGTAGCTATCACAAGCGCAGGACTGTTGCTTAACGTTTTTATAAGCCGTTTGGACAACTCCACGACCTGCATCGTGCAAGCATCCAAATTATCGTAGAGGTGATAGTATGGGATTGAGCAGGTTGTTTATGAGGGTAGATAGCAAACAAAACACGCTTGTAATGACAATGGGCAGTAGTGATGTTCAATATGGCTACAGCAGATATTATGCTAACTATGGCGAGATTGAGGGCGAAGTTATGCACGACGGCAAGGCTGTAACATTGAAAATGCTATGCTATTATAGCGGCTATCTTGACTTTGCATTTGATATTGACGGCGTGACAAGCGGCTCATATAACATTACCGTCAACGTGACCGAGGTTGATACAGGCAGGACGGGTACAATCACTCTTGATGTGCCATATGCAAGCCATATCCCCGGATTTTACGTTAGCCCCGATAAAGTGCCGTCTGATTTATCAAGGTTCTTTGTGGCTGCCAATGTCGGTAAAAAATACACTGTTGAGCTGATTTTTAATTAGAGGTGATAAGATGACTACATACACATACAAGGATAACGCATATCCTACGTTATACGCCTTATCCGAAGCGTTAGGCAAAGATGGCGTTTTCATCCCGCTCTCTTTGCCGGATGTAGAATTGGAAACACTGGGGGTAACCATTATTCATACAGAAGAACCGATTAAGGTAATCAAACAGCGTAAAATTTTGGAACTGAAATACCAAAGAGATGCTGCCGAGGTTGAGCCAATCGAATACAACGGACATAGCTATGACTATGACAGTAAGGCACGTGACAGAATCAGCGCTGCAATTATTGCGCTAGAGCTGCAAGGCGAAGGAGCTACAATAGAGTGGACCACGGCAGATAATGCCGACACGCCAGTGACGGCTAACGATTTAAAGATGATTATTGCTGCCGTTGCGGTACGCTCAAACAAACTGCATACTGCATATCGTGTAGCAAAAGAAAAAGTTGAGACAGCAACTACGGCTGCAGAAGTAGAAGCTGTGACAATGGAAGTATGACAATAGGGGTGTAATGAAATGATAGAACAGTCTTTAGATGCGGCGCTGAACTCTATTATTAACGTCATATCTGGTTGCGTAATAACGCTACTGATTACTATGTATCGGCAGAAGAAGAAACAAAATGATGCTCTAAAGGCTGGACTTCAAGCTCTTCTGCGTGACAGAATTATCCAGGCTTATAATCACTATGTCCAGGATAAAGGATGGATACCGATTTACGCAAAGGAAAGTATTGATGCTTGTTATAAGAGTTATGAAGCTTTAGGTGATAATGGCGTAATTGATAATTTGATGGAGCAAATTAACGAATTGCAGAACTATCCGCCGAGAGATAAAAAATGAGAGGTGCATAATGCGTAAGTTATTAAACATGCTAAAGAAAGACGATAACACGTTGAGTATCGGCAGACTGTGTGCCGTGTTTGCGTTTATTTTGTTTAGTGTAATTTCTCTTTACCTTGCGTTTTGCGTTAAGACGTGGGGTAACTACGAAGCTTTTGCAATGGCTTGCGTATCTTTCATGCTGGCACAGCTTGGTAATAAATACGTCGAAACGAAAGCCATGAAAGTGAAGAGTGAAGAGTAAACAACTTAACAAATAACTAAAATGTGAAATCAAGAAGTGAATTTAAAGGAGTGATAATAATGATTATTACAGGTATGGCACATTTTGAATCCGTGTGTAAAAACAAATTAGTAGAGTGGTACAACCATAATAGCAAAGAGCATATTACGCTTGAGAATGTGTTTGTGGTCTGGGCGTGCAAGACGTTGCAGAATTATAAGGCGTTACTGTCTACGACCGTGAGCGGTGATGGCATCTATGCGGAGTACACCTATAACGGCGACAAGCAAGAGATGTATGAGGATGTATATAAGAAGACTTCCAACCGCTGTTTAAAAAGTGAGTGAGGTGATAGCTATGGACTGGAACAAAAGTCTTGCAAAAGAAATTGCAAAAGGCTTAATTAACACCGGAATTGAAGGCGGCTATGACAGCGTGGCGAAGTCTACGGCTTATGCTTACCCGTCAATCGGCGTGTCACAATGGGAAGGCAACAGAGCTGATGAGCTTTTGAGAGCTATTCCCGGCGGTGAGGAATTTATCGGCAGAACCTATATTGATATTAAGGCAAGCGGCGAACTGCCGATGCTTAAAGAGCTGTTGAGAAGCGACGCAGGGCAACAGGCACAATTAGATCAGTTGTCACGTGACTGCCTGCAATATGTCGAAGTGCTTCAGCAAGTGCCGACGTTGGACGATACTAGATGTTTGATTTATGCTGGTATGTGGTGTCCTACGTCAACCTACGTTGTAAAGCGTTTCTTGGAGAATCGTTTTGAGCGTGTCGACTTGCGCAGTCTGGAAGCACTCTATAAACTGTTTAAAAACTACTACTGGGTTGCCGCCGATGTTGGCGAGATGTATAGAGCAGGTTACGCCAATAGAGCGGAAGCTACGTATCAGTACGTCGCTGGCATTGACTTAACAACACCATACGGCGTACCTGCTTATGGGTATGCTGGCAACGGAAGATGATTTAAAGCTTATGCTTTAGATACAGTCACCGACAAGAGGTTTAGTTATTCCCTCTCCTATACGTGTAGCATTTTCTGGTAATTTTTTGCGTAATAGTCGGTGACACATTTATAATGATTGGAGGTGATACAATGGAAGAACTGAAAGCATTTGTTATTGACAAGAAATTTGTTATTGGTCTTGTTGCAGGTTTTGTACTGGGTGCGTTGCATCATTATTTTGCACTCTAAAATCATTCTGAATATCTATCTTACAAGTAGGCTATAATTTAACGGTTTTGGGCAAAAATCACACACAAATTGCATCGTCTACAAGCGCTTTAAAAATAGTGCCGCTCATGATTTATCGTGGCGGAATCTGAAATCGCTTGTAGGCGAAATTTGTGCGTCTGACGAGGTTTATTATATTTTACAAATATCAGTATTGCTAAGAGGTTATAATGGAGAATGAGAAAACAAGCAAAACTAAAATTGTCGTTGCTTTTGTCGCTGGTGTGTGTGTTGCTTGCGGTATTTATGCCGCTCAACGCTTCGGCTGGATCACCCCGGTATTCGGACGATGTGACAGAATATATTCTGACGGAAAGTCAATATCAGAAGTTAAGCAACAACTTGACGGAGCTAAAGACAATCAACGAGAATTACAAAAAACTGCTGATGCAATCGAAGGGACAGTTGGGAACATCCGACAAGAAGTTAGCGGAGCTAGAGAAGAAGTCGGACGAGCTGAACAGTCTTTGTCTGACGCTGAAAATCAAAGTCAAAGAGCAGGAGAGCTTATTGACGAGTGTCAATCAATCCTTAGCGGAGCTAGAAAAAGAGTACAAGCTAAAACAGAAGCGAATTAAAAAACAGCGCAATATAGCATACATAATAGCAGGATGCGCACTGTATGCTGCAATGAAGAATTAAGGCAAAACGAAATGTCTACCTATGATGTGCAACGTTTGTTTTTTCTTATGCTGTTGCTAGATAAATTCCCTTGTGTTATAATTATATTGTCAATAAAATCTTTATATTTAAAACTGTTGATTGGTGGATTTCATTCGATATCCATAAAAGCGTTCTGTATAATGCAGGACGCTTTTGTTTTATTTAAATTGTTTAGTGACTGCCTGTTTGTTGGCGTGATATAATATATCAAATAGATATATTATATGAGGTGATAGGATGAATGATAACGAAAATGTTAAGCAGGAAGTTTTGCCTGCTGGTATGGTAACAATGCTGTTTGCTGAAAACAAAAGAATTATTGATAAGCAGTTTTATATCATGGCTGGAATGTTGTTCGCTAACATTGGTCTGATTGCGCTGCTTGCTTATGTTTTGAAAAGGTGATCTAATGAAAGAACTGCAAAAGAGCGTAAGAACCTGGCTGACAGAAAGTTCCAGACGCTCATTTTATGCAGTGCTTCAAGAAGCGAAAATAACGCCTAGACAAATGCAAATCTGTGAGATGAAATTTGTTGAAGGCAAGATGAATTATCAAATCGCAATGGAGCTAAACATCTCCACTAAAACTGTTGACCGAGAAATAAGCACTGCTTACAAAGCTATTAATCGAGTGCTAATGTGATAATACAGCCATCTAAAAGGTTACATTTTGTAACAGTTTAGATGGCTGTATTTTTTTTGCCCATTTTTATTAAATGTCTGTTTTTGTAGGCTTTTTTGTCTGTTTGTTTAGGGATTTTTTATATTACGCTCATTTAAAATATAGGTGAGGTGATAAGAATGTACGGACAATATGGACCTTATAACCCTTATGCCGGGGCGACACAGCAAATGCAGCAACGGCTGAATTATTTGCAACAACAGCAACAAATGTATCAACCTGCATATCAGCAATCTATGCAGCAAGCTCCTGTACAGCTAAAAGGAAGGATAGTTACAAGCATCGATGAAGCAAAAGCAGCTCAGGTTGACCTTGACGGAAGCAGTACATATTTCCCGGCTCCTGCTGAAGGAAAGGTTTATGAAAAGCTTATAGGCATGGATGGCTTGCCAGTGTTTAGAGTATACACTTTGCAAGAAGGCGGAGCGCAAAAGCAACCTGTATATGCTGACAATAATGTTGTTATAGCCTTGCAACGAAGAATTGAAAAGCTCGAAGAACAGATTGGAGGAATGACGAATGATGAACATATTTCAGATGATGCAGATGGTGCAGCAGGCAGGAAATCCAATGGGACTAATGCAGCAGTTCGCAGGACAAAATCCGCTAATGAGTAGGGCAATGCAGATGGGGCAAGGCAAGTCACCTGAACAGATTCAAAATATTGTAAGGAATCTTGCCAAACAAAAAGGCATGAATGATGAACAGCTTAATCAGTTTTTAAATCAATTTGGCTTAAAGCTTCAATAGGCGCGCAATGAAGCTTTGCATATATTTCTCGGAGGTGAAAAAATTATGGAAGGTACAAACATTGTTCCGGTAATGGATATGAATCGAAACAACAACTATGGTGACTGCTGGGGCGGCGGTATGTGGTTTATGTGGATTATTGTCCTGTTTGCTCTTATGGGTGGCTGGGGCGGTAATTGGAATAACCGTGGTAACATGGGTGCTGAAATTTTTGCTAATGGCAGTATGACACGTGATCAGATTGCAGACCAATTTTCCATGCAGGATATTAAAGACGGTATTCGTGGTGTTCAGAATGGCTTATGTGATGGTTTTTATGCTCAGAACAGCACTATGCTGAATGGTTTTAACGGTGTTCAGCGAGACATTATGCAGACTGGTTATCAGCTCGGTAGCGAGATTGCACAAAATCGTTTCGCCGCTCAGCAATGCTGCTGCGAGCAAAAACAAGCTATTGCTTCTCTTGGATACGAAACCAACCGGAATATTGACGCGGTACGTTACGAAAATGCACAGAATACTTGTGCTATCGTAAACGCCGTCAAAGAGGACGGAGAAAAGACCAGGGCAATTATGGTAGCTAATCAGATTCAAGATTTGAGAGATAAACTTGCAGATAGAGATAGGGATTTGCAGACCGCTAATTTCCAATTATCTCAACAGGCTCAGAGTGCAAACCTTATCGGTACGCTGAGACCTTATCCTCAACCTGCTTATATTACGTCTAGTCCGTATCAAAGTGTCGCTGCCAATGTAGCTGGTGCTTGTGGCTGCGCTTATAATGTAGGCTAAAAATAAGTTATGTGCATTAACTGCACTGTATTAGGGACGGTGCACGCCGTCCCTATTGCTTTAAAAAATGATAAAATTTAAAGGTATCAAGAAAATACCTTGATTGCGTAAAGAGGTGAAAATAAATGATCTGCTATGAAAAATCTTCTTTGAACGCTGCGGCTGTTGCTGCTCAGTCTGTTGCAGCTAATGCTTTTGTTAGCTTTCCTATAAATAATCTTCTGACTGGTGTTGCTATTAAGCATCCTGCTGGTAGCTCTAGTGTTAGCCTTATTCGTGGTTTATACCTTGTCAGTGTAAATGCTGATGTTGTTCCTGCTGCTGCTGGCAATGTAGGCTTACAGCTTCTGAGTACCACGGAAAGCACATCTTCTGTTATTAATGGTGCGGAAAGCATTGTTACTGGCGTTGCTGACACAGCTGTGAATATTTCTTTTACTACGCTGATTCGTGTTCGTCCTTCTTGCTGTGCAGTAAACAACATAACAAGTTTACAGGTACAGGCAACGGCAGCGGCAACAATTAACAGGGCAGCTATTAGCGTGGTTAAGCTTGCGTAAGGAGGTGTGGTTATGCACTCCTATAAAGAGTATTGGAACAAGATTATAGGTGATGATACAAAAGAGAGAGCAATGGAAGAAATTGTTTGCAGTGCATTAGAAAAGCTTAAGATGCATTGCCCAGACCTTTTTTATCGCACGTTGTATGACCTGCACTGCGTAGCCTATGGCCCTCACTTTGACGAAGCACTTGCAAAGCTTGCAGTTAGCAAGATGCAGAACACGGATGGCACTAATGGTGAGCATTGGACGTATGAGCAGACCAATCAACTTGCAGAGCAGCATAATATCAAGCATAAAGCTGATTGGTATTATGTGCTGAATATGGTGTATAGTGATTATGGTGCAGTGTTCAGCGGTGATACCGGAACACTTGTCAAGATTGCTAAAGCTTATATGTGTGACCCTGATGCTCCTAGCGGAAAAGTCCTTGACTTATGGGTAGCTCAAATGAGAGCAAAGGAAAGACAATAA